TTATGCATTGTGATTTCCTAATAGCTTTGAAAGCTTGGTTAATCCCTTTGGTGTCACTCTCACCTGTTCTGTGATCTTTTCTGAGCCATCAGGACGAGTAATCACTTCGGTTTTATGTTCCAGATAACCTGCCTGTAGCTTATCGCTATAACCATGCCATGCGGCATTACCAGAGCGTTTGTAAATCCAGCCATTTAACTGGAGCCATTTGATTAGGTCACTTTGGCGCATTTGTAGGTTGTTTGCTGTATCACGTAGGCAAAAGCTCCCATCAGCCTTAGCAATACGATCGAAAGCTTCAACTGTTGGCTGCATAACTTCTACTTGCTGCTCTAACTCAATTACTTTTTCAGAATACGTAAGTAAGGCATTCCGTAAAGCATGCGGATCAGCAAAAAGCTTTGCAGGGTCTATCGGTTGAATTTTCCCTGTAGCTACAGCATCGAAAGTACGAATAACCTTTAAGTTAAATGCAGCGCTAATCCACATTGCATATGAGTAAACCAATTCTTTTACTACATACGTACCCTGCTCTAATCCGCCACGAGTAACGCTAACCGGTTGATTTTGTTTCGAGGGAGGAATTCCTCCCTCGGTTAACTCCTTTACGAGTGCTTGGGTTTGTTTATTTTCAAGAAAGAATTTTGGTTTGTCTTTTTCTAATCCACCACTTGCTTGATGTAAATCATTTAGACAGAAACGACCTTGTGCATCGATTCTGATTGTGACTCCATCAACTGCTATTGTGATAGGTTTTAATTTCATATTCATACTTTGGTCTCTTTAGTTTGGTTTACTAATAACTCAACTGCTTTATTGATTAGATAATTCATTGAGCGTTCTTCTTGCTGTGCTTTCGCTTTAAGCTCTTTATGTAATTCAGCTTTGAGACGAACTTTTACATCAATAACTTTAATTTCATCCATTTTTAACACCTTTTAAACCACCGTGGTTCATTTTTCTAATTTAAACCACGGTGGTCCCATTGTCAACACCACCGTGATCTATAGAATAGAGTTAATTTTTTATGGTTCACCTTTATGAGCAGAGAAGATCCCCAATTGAAAGTTCGCCTACCTCAGGAACTCAAAGATCAAATTACCGAGTCAGCACGTTTATATAATCGTTCTATGAATGCAGAAATAGTTGCTCGATTACAGATGTCATTTGAACAACCTGAAGGTGAAGCTACCTTAGGCAGTAGAATGCTTTCGAATGCTGTAGGTGAGATGATTGAACAATCTTTGAGTCGTATCACAGACCGACTAATACAAAGTGGAATTCCACAAGATGCTGTTCTTAAAGCATTAAAGACAGAAACTGATTGATTCATAAGAAAGCCTCATCTTATTGTTTCGATGAGGCTAGTTAAACAAAAAGTATGAGGTGACATACAAGTGTCACTTGTAAATTAATTTGTGACACATGATCTACCGTATTTGTTTGGTTATGTGACACATACATGTGCCATATAACTAATTATTTGTTTTATTTAGATTATTTTTTATTAGTAATAGCAATGATTCTTTTAGCTAGATTAGTTAAGTCTAAGGTTTTAGATGATCGTGCTTGATGGCCCCTTTCACATAAGAGCTGCTCGACCGATTTACTGTGTGATTCAACATATCTCCCGTTTACATAAATTTCTTCCCACAACTCAAATGCGAGCTTCAACTCTGGTGCGTGATTAGGGTGATTGGCGTCAAGAGCAGGATGCTGGCTTAAAAGATTGGGGAATGCCTCAGGCATTTCCTGTGGTGTGACATCTCTAAGTTCTTTCAATTTAGGGTACATGTCATACCATTCATCACTAAATATCTCAGGTTGAGATTGGCGATAATTTCGTAAATCCTCATTTAATTCTTTTATATTTAAATCACCATACTTTGCTGAACCAAATACCTCATGACCAGAGCAAATATTAACCGTTAAATCATTTAATGGTTTAAAGCTGTAAAGACTATTTCTTTCAATTTGAATATGACCAAACTCATACATGAGTTCATCATCAAAGCTATTTTCAAATCTTGTACTATTAAACTTTTTATTGCTTAAAATATTTAAAATGTGATGTATGGCTTTTGTTGAACTCAAGTCATCTAGAGCTATACAATCTATTTTACTAATATTAACATACACAAGAGCTTGGCTTTCGAAACCATTCAAAAGCAAAAAACTAGATAATTCATAAATTAATATATCGAAAGTATGACAAAAATCCTCTATAAGATAGATAAATGAAGAATATTTTTCTTTTTTCTCATTTAGAATATCTGAGATATATAAGTTATTTTTGTTTAATTCATTTTTCGACTTAGTGCTAGATACATGTGCTTCTACGCTTGATACTTCTACTATTTGAGTCGGTGTAAGTATATCTTTAAGTTCTTTAAATTTTAATAGATCGGAATTTTTCCAATAGTAGTTAGCAGATTTTAGACATACTTTATCAAGAGTAGCTTGAGTTTCTTCTTCAACTCCATTTGTATCGCAAATAAGACAGTCTATGATCTCTTCAATATCTGAATAGATATTATTTGGAGGAGCTATACGGCCAATCTGATAAAATTCATTTACTCTATATAAAGGTAATTTCCTTGTATGAGCTTCTATGCTTCTTAAATATACGCCAATATGGCTATATTTATCTGTATTTGAAAGCAACTCGATCAGCTTCCATACTTCTACATAGTTATCCCTTATAAGTTTTTCTTTTTCGTCTAATAATCCCATACAACGCACCCTAGAACACTTCAAAAAAGTTATCAATTTTGAGGTTAAATATACCTCAACTTGGGGGTGTTGTGGGGTAGAATTTTGGTGTAAGGTGTTGTATTATTTTCGAAGTTTTAATTAATAAAAAGAAGCAAGGATGATGTTTCTTAATAAATGAAATGGAAAACTTTAACATCTATGAATAAGCTTGAACTATCAATTATTTTTTGGAATTGTGGTGTATCTCCTACAAGAGGAGCTCCCAAAGATGCTTCAAAATATCAATTAGCAACACAATTAATTTATAATATGATGGTTAGTGATATTGATGTAATTTGCTTAGTTGAAGTATCAAAGGAATTTAACAATTTTCTTATGTGGATCATCAATCTGATGAAACTCCAATATTCATTGATTGATGGTACTACAAAGATTTCTCGGACACGTTTTGACAGTTGTGTTATATATAAAAGCAGTGTTTTTTCGAAAACAAGAGATATAGCTGTTATTAAAGATGAGATACCTGGTGCTACTATTAAAGCTGGACAGGTTTTCTTTTTACAAATTGCAGATAAAGAGTTGAATTTTTTGGTGTCACATTGGCCGAGTCAACTGAATAATCAGGTTTTACAAAGAGAAGGGGCTGCAAAAGCAGTTCGCAAATGGATTGACGATACGAGAAATAGTAATATTTTGGAGAATTTAATTTTTTTAGGTGACTATAATTCAACTCCATATAGCATTGAAATAAAAGAAATATTAATGAGTTCTTACTCAAAAGAACATTGTATCAAACATTCGGATTTTAATATACTTTATAATCCTAGTTGGAAATTAATTTATGACGTACATAGTTATCATTCAGGATGTATAATCCTAGACAAATTCTTAGCTAATGAACCCGGAACTCATTATTTCCCCCAAAATTTAAAAGAAGAATGGCATGTGTATGATCAAGTCCTATTTCCTTCATCTTTCGTGATGGGGCAGAAAAACACTTGGTCCTACATCGACCATAGTCTTAATGTTATAAAATTAGGCGTCTCACAGAACCTATCTGTTTGGCAAAGTAATAATTTTGATCACCTTCCAGTATCTTTAAAACTTAGGAGTATAATTTCAAATGTCAGATAAGGTATTTTTGAACGCATTTAACAAATCGATATCAGTAGCTGAAAGAAAAAAAATGAATATCCAAGAGATAGAAAATATTTTTTCTTTGATAAATACTGAAATTTCTACAGGTACTTCTGGTAAATTTTCAATTAATTTAAAAAAATCAATTATTCCAACTTTGGGCATATTTTTAAGTTCTTTAGCGAAATCTTCCGGTAACGAATTCAAAGAAGAATATTTTCTTGAAGTCAAAAATAATGTTACTGGAGACTCATTTAATATGGCTGACATAAAATATGGTGACCAAGGATACCCGATTCAATTATTTTTTAAAAACAATAGCCTTACATCAAATTCAAAAGAAAGCTTAGTGAATGACTTATCAGACATATTGGGTAGTGCTGCTTTTGGAGAAGAGTTAGAAAAAATTATGTAGAAGGAAAATATTCACGCATTTTCCTTCTTCTATGTAACAAATCAATAATCATATTTCCAGCAATTCAAATTCAAAAAACCAATGCGTTCTAAATCATTAATATCTTTTCCTGAAAGTTCCATTATTGAAAAAATAATATATAGTATTCTAGGAATTATGTATTTAGCCTTTAGATCCCTTGGTAGTTCATCAACAACTTTAGCCATTTGATTACCTGCATATTTAAGAGAAAATTCCCTTTCTGTATTAAATATTTCAACTAAAAGGTTAGGAGGTAAAGTAAGTGTATTTTTATCAAATTTATTTTTCATGATCAAAGACCTAAAAGCTTGATCTTCTGAATTTGCCCACGTATTTATTTCTGGTGGAATTAGTGAAATTTTTGGAAAATAGCTTTCATTATTTATTGAAAAAAATTTTTCAATAACAGATGTTAATACTTTATCAAAATAGTAATTATCTGGTGTATCACTATAAGAACTAACTATAGAATTCATTATTGTTTTACTCTTAATTATTCTTTCAACGCATAAACTAGCCTCTTTCTCCTTCAAAGTATTCCGTTTAATTTTTTCCCTTAAACAAATTAGCGCATTAGCTTCTTTTAAGTTCTTAGGATTGACACTAAGCTTTAATTTTTTTAATAAAACATCTGTTTCTCTTTGTCTAATAACTAAATGACCATTAGGATAGTCATAAAAATCTAGACAGCATTTTTTTACTTCTTGCGTCCAATTATCACCATTAAGTTCAATTTTGTCATTTTTAATATACCAAGTAGAAATTAGAGGAGAAAAGTAATTCTCATCACTCCCAATATTGTAATGTTTTTTTATTGTTTTATTGCATATCGAAAGTCTAGAAACTATTTCTGCCCATGAAAAAACTGTTACCTTAAACTTTCCACTCTTTGTACGTTCGTCGTTCAACTTTAGAACTTCTGCCAATAGAACAGCATCAGATTCTGCAGTCGTTAAAATATAGTATTCCTTCAATATTGGTGTAAATCTATCAGCTTTATCTACTTCATCCAGCACCTCTTGGAATGTTAATTTTTTAACTGGCCATCTTGATTTCTTTTTGCACTGCAAACCAATTGGAGTTATACTCCCATTACTAATTAGAATATCAACACCATATTGTTTCTGTCCTCCACGCCCATAACGTACAGCATTAGGATCATTCCAGATTTCCATAAATAAATCTGCACACAACTCCTCAAACTGTTCCCAAGACTTAGGTGGAGCATATTCAAAATGGACTAAATTAGACATATAAAACTCAATCTTTATTTTTTCATCAACCCTCCTTATATTAATTAAATTTAGCTTTTATAACTAGATCAATCTACCTAATAATTTAAGTAAGATTAATTGAAATCAAAAGTTTAAAACTGTTAATATATACGATATTTATGGAGCAGCTTTCATTTCAAAGTTATGTAAAAAACCTGTGAATACTTAAGGTAGTAATACCAAAAATTTCCCAAAGAATAAATAACAAGGAAGAACATGAAGTTTAATTTTTCATTGGATACAGCAATCATTGTTACTTTAACAGCAATTTTTTTATTTGCTTTGGGTCAAGCTTACTTAGGGGGGTTACTACGGCCTTTTTATGTCGATCCTGTTGTATTGAATTTTAGTATCCAAGATAAAATTTATTGGGGGTTCATAAAAGGACAAGCACCTTTAATATACTTTTTTATAATCACTACCCTTTTCTATGTCTCAAGATATGTTTTTGTTACAGCAGAATTAGATCAAAAAATCGTTAGCTTTTTGAGAAGTAAAATTAATTTCAGACTTCCACATGAAGTTAAACCACATAACATAAGTCTGACTGATGAAAGAGATAGAAATTACTCGGTTTTTACTTTGACAACACTCATAATTTATACACTATTTGTTGGGGCACTTTTTTCTCTTAGCCATATTGAACAAAAAGGCAAAGCAATTGGCCAAACAATACTTACTGATATGAAAATACAGCCCTTAGTAAAAATAACTGGTGCAGATACAGACCTAAAACAATATCGTATTTTATGTGGTTCTACTCTATGTGCTGTGATAGATGAACAAAAAAATGTCTCTTTGGTAGAGCCGAAGAATGTTGTGTATTTGAGTTCTAATTATGCTGAAAAGCCTGAGAAAAAAAGCTCATAAGAATTAATGGAGAAATAGAATGCTCTACCCGTGTTTATGCTGTGGCTACTTAACCAGAGACGAACCATCTAACGGCGACTATGTTATCTGCTCTGTATGCTTCTGGGAGGATGATCCTGTACAAGCAGAAGACCATGATTTCGCTGGCGGTGCAAACGTACCTTCGCTAAACCAAGCTCGTGAAAACTTTAAAAAGTATGGAGCAATGGAGGAACGATTTGTTAAGGATGTGAGAAAGCCGAGGGATGAAGAAATTCCAAATAATTAAGGCGTCTCAAATTGTTTTTAAGATAGTGAGTTTATGCTACAGCAACCATCCATCGCTATCTTCACTCATAGCCTCAGCATTAAGACGTATGCAATTGATTATGTAATGCAATAATGCTAGATATAGTTCTCTAATAATTACAAAATAATAGGTAATAAAAATGGTTAGAAAAGTTATATCTGTAAATAAAGTGTATGTAGATTTTACGCAAAGCAGTGGGGATACACCACCTTCAGCCGTAATTAGTGCAAAGGGTAAAGTACCATCTAGTGGTTGGTCTAATGCTGAGTTAGGCCCTTGGTATTATATTAAAGAACCTGAGGACGGCATCCTTGATATAGATTTTTATGCTACTGAACCATCAAAGGATGCCTTGGTCTTTGCACATCACGATGGAGTAGATATTTTTTCTACACCCTTAGTAATTGATCTTCCTAGTTGGGTCAAGGGGGTGAGAATCCATGCCTCTACCAATTCTCTAGTTAAGCTGTTTGATAAGAATAAATCGGTTTTAACTGGTGGAGCAGATTCATTTCCATGGAGTATCAAGACATTCGGCCCAATAGATACACTCCCTTGGTATCAGAAAGAAAATCAGAATATTGGTAAAAAATTAACTGCTGGAGATGTTGATTGGTCTGCTTGGTATAACAATCAACCTGGTCCTAATTTTTCACCAAGCTTACACATCAAAGCCGAAGTTGACGTAGGAAATGAGTCGGATGATGCAACGCTTGAGTTTTCATATTTAGAAAAGAAAATACCACCAAATCTAGTTCTAACAGTTGTACCAAAGTACTTATTCATTCCTCGGCCTTCTGGTGAAACCATAATCACTTTACATTATTCTTGCCCTAAGCCACTACCTGATGGCGTAGGCGGTATAATTATCAATTACCCTGATGGCACAACAACAGTTATTGATAAAAATGATATTGAAAGTAATTCTTAGAAACTGAAACTTCTTTAAATATTCTGAACGATACTGCTCATCATCCTTTTGGATAATGAGCAGTATTAGTTTGAATTACTTTATAAAAAGGTTTAGTTCTGTTCTATAGCTTCAGAATAAGTACGTTTAAGGTTTTGTGGTCGTGGTTCCACCAGCTGTACCAGATGGATTAGTAGATGGTTTAGACGGTGTTTCCTTTGGACCACTTGCACCGCCCGGTTCCGGACTTTGAGCGGCTTCCTCAGTACTTGCTTCCCGCCCTTTTATTTCTTTATCACCTTGTTGATTGTTCTTAGTCATATTGAACTCCATTATATTTTAAATAATAAATTTATAAAAATTATGCTATTAAAAGAATTTAGATAGTTGGTTCTTATTCTTTCACAATATTTATTAGCATCTGCATGTTTATTAATATCACTTTTTTAAGAAAAACTCACCCTCTACTGCATGGTAGTAGGCAAGCAAAAGACCATAAACAGCGGCGGTACTAACGTACCATCATTAAACCAAGCCTGTAAAAACTTTAAAAAGATAGGGCAATAGAGGAACGATTTGTTAAGAATGTGAGAAAGCCGAGGGATGAGGAGATTCCGAAGGGTTAGAGGGAAGGAATTGGGATAAATTGAATAAAAGTTAGTTTAGGCAGCATATTTGCTTGTAAAAACCTCCCGAAGGAGGCTCTAAAAATGAGTTTTAGGTTGTCGCTGTAGCAACTTTCTTGTTCAATTAGCTCTAAAGCAATAGTTAAGAAGATTTCTACATATTAAAAATTTAATCTATGAAATTACTATCTGTAACTTTCCATCGATATTGCTGTAAATATCACCCTCAGATAGTCCTGATGCTATTGCTGCTGCATTACTTTCAAAAAACTTTATCTGCGGCAGATTTAATACACCATTATGTTTAAGCAACATATTTTCTAGAAGTTTATCTGAAGCTATTACCGTTGAACCCGATAAAAAACTTAAGCCTATATTATTTTCCTTTTCCCCAGTCTGCTTTACAACTATCGCGGCTCCTCGCCTTTCTGAAGATGGCCGTGCAATTTGAATACCAGATCCATAATTACCATTTTTTGATTCGATTACATTATTTGAAATATGTAATACACCATTACTTTTTTCAGGATCAAAAACTCCTAATTTAAAACCATAGGTGCTGGTATACCCTACGTTCCCTCCAACACAGTTTTTAGTAGCAAAAGTTTCAGTATCTAAACTATACTTAAAATTATTAGAAGGTGGATTTTTTATTGCAGTTACACTATTGTTCAATATTTTTAGTTTATCTATTGAAATCATCCCGGTAATCAAAATATCTGGACTATTAAAATACATAGAAGCTGTAGTAGTTGCTCCTAATATAGCATTATTAATAAAAATATTCCCTATTCCAACACTAGAAGAACTGACATTGAATAATGCTGCACATGATTCTGTATGAACAACATTATCAATAAAAATATTTTTAATTTCACCAGCCTCACCATCTTGAGATGTATTAAACAAAATAGGAACAGTTGAATTCTTTTCTGCAAATATATTTTTAACGGTAACGAATTTTGCATCATTTAAAGATAAAGACTGTGATCCAGATGAATTGTTCGCTATTTTTTTTGAAACTATATCACCTATTGAGATGTTTTCCACATGTGAAAGCCTAACTATCTCTTGATTCGATGTAGCATTTATATCACCTATATCTTCACCATAAATATGGTCAACTCTAATATTCTTAACATTGTAGCCCTTTAAAGAATTTATTTTAAAAGCACAACCACCTGTTCTATAAGCATAGATTGATTTTATTGTTATATTTTTGGTGCTGTCTGTAGATCCGTTCGAAAGCCTTACTGCATGCTCCCCACTTCCATCGATAATTAAAGTATCAATTTCTGCACTTTGAACATTTTCGAGAAGTAGTCCATTGTGACCAGGGTAAATTTTTGCACTTGAATGCCTACCAATAATTTTTGCGAACCCAATTTTAACGTTTTCATAATAATTAATTCCGACACCCCTAACAAAATTTTTAATTTTAATATTATCAATTTTCAACCCACTTTTAAAAAAACCATCGCCATAAGCGACTATAGGTCTTTGAATATTTTCCGATTCAAAATTTTTAATAAATATATTATTATTGTAAATAGAAAATGCATTATTACCATTTAATGTTTCCACACTTTGAGATAAATTCAAATTATCAATCTTTATATTATCATTTGTTGTTTTTAGAAATTTATAGTTAATTAGCGCGCTTGAAGAAGAGATAGTCAATCGATCAATGCTAGCACTACCTAGCGTAGCAATCCACTCACCGCCCACTAAGTTTTGACCATTCCAATCAATATATAACCACCCTCGAATAACAACACCATCAGGTATAACAATACCTGCTACTGATAACTTAGTTCCATCACATAATAAGATTGACTTATTCTCCGCACACCAGTTTAAAGCACTTTGTAAATTCTCTGTTAATGTATCAAATTGAGAGAAATCATTTAAGCTTACCACATCTTTATTTTTACTTTCTTGTGTTCGACCAGACCAAGTTGTAACTTCTGTATCAGAAACCATCTTATTACTCACTCTTAAGTTATTATGAATAATAAATATAAAATAATAAAACTGTGAAATGTACTAAACTTTCTTACTTATATAGAAGTTTTGGCTTATTAAAGCAACCTAGATTAACCAGTTTATAATGTAGATCTCTAAGAAGATTCCTACACTTATCCTACATGAGATTGTTATGGATCGTGTGGGTAGTACTATAAAGTAAAATAGCGGCAAATATAAAACTTGCCGCTATTCTCTACTCAAATAAATGTAAAGTAATAACACTTAAGATCAAGTTTGGAGTTGATCTTTTGCAATTTACATGCAGGACTTCACTTTCACCTTCAATCATAATTGAGTCTTCCTACACTTATGTAGCAATTTCATTTTGTTCTTCTTTATCAGTAATCAGTGTATTGTTCACAGCACTCTTTTGTACCCAATGTTTTTATTGGTTAAAACTTTAAAATCTTTGTTTCTATATAGCTTTTAGGCAAATTCCTACATATATATTGTTATTGATTGTGTGAGCTGTGCAGCCTGATAAAAAACATAAGATGCAGGAGCTTAAGAATAATGAAATCACTGAGCGCCTACAGTGACAATTTACTTTTTTAAAAACAGCTCTCGCTCAGCAGCACGGCGGCGAACTAAACCTTTCATTACTTTCCCACCACCTCTGTTCCATTTTGGGAACTGATCAGGAGAACTCATAAAATCACTAGCATTCAATTTTTTCAACAAGGTTGAATCCTTAAATGCTTGCTCACCAATGTTGTAAGTTAGACTAACCAATGCATCAAACTGATTTTGATTGACCACAACTTTTACGGCCTGATTTACTGCAGCCTCGAAGCGCCTCAAATCATGTTGAAAAAAGGACACTGCTTGCGCTTTGGTACAGGTATCACCTCTTTTCACTCTTATTCCATTAGGATAAACCGTGGTGCCGTAGCCAATGGTCCAGACTCCCACTCCATCGTCATAGGCAGCTAAACGCAGATCTTCAAAACTGGTGATTAAGTTGATGCCGACTTGACTTATGGCCATGTTTTGCGCAGGTGATAATTTATCTATGACTTTATTTAGATCATCAACTTGGGTCTGTGTAAGCTTACCACCCGCTAGTACACGTGCAGCATCAAAAAAAGGTTTTCTGTCCATTTTGCTTTCCTCTAGGCAATAAAAAAGCGCCCAATGGGCGCTATATAAAGTTATGGTATTAAAAATATCAGCACTTGGCTGGTTTTAAAGTCAAATTGTTGTTCCACAAATATCTGTTGTTCCAGATGGGTAACTTAAGGTCATGCTTGCTGCATCAGTAATCAACTCAACGCCTACATTTTGATTGATAATTGAATCATTAGAATCAATTCGGTTTTGAGTAGAGCTAATAAAAAAACCTATATTTTTTAAAGTCTTTTCATAGTTCAGTACTATTCCTTTATTTACGCCATTAACAATTAAACCAAGCTCTTTGGTTGTTTGATTTAAATAGACTCCGACTCTGAAGTTATTGCCTACAGGTAATACAACTGGGGAAGGAGTTAAGCTTACTAATGGATTGATAGGTTGTGGAAATCCATTCACTAGATTATATGATCCGCCTCTTAACATCCCACTAAATCTTGCAGATTCGGGATATGAAGAGACTCCATTGTAACCACTATGCAGCCACAACATACCTGACAACATACTGTTATTAGTAGTATCTTGACCATAGAAAGCTATTTGTGCATCCAGTTCCCCATCATTTAAAGGTTTTGTTGATGCAAAACTGTTTATCTTAAATTCAAATGCAATTGTGCCATTATTTGATACTAATTTATCCCCTACAACCAATCCATTTAAAAAATTAGCTGCCATTTGCTGCGAACTATCAATAAATTTTAATTTATATGGAGTAATTGGCGAACTGCCTGATTGTGATTGTTGAGCTATAAAAGGGATACCCCCTAAACTTGAAATTTGGCTGTTAGTAGCATCAAGATTATAAGTACAGGCGGCCAAAGCACTTCCCATAGTGCTCATACTGATTAATGCACCAATTATTAATTTTTTCACTTATTTCACCTTTTTTATAATTGAACGTTTAGTATAAATAGACATTTATAAATTATTGCTAAATCAGATGAGTGGAAATAAACAAAAGCACCCTAAGGTGCTTTAATTTCTACTCACCCTTGTTTACATATTGGCCTTAATTAAGGTCATTTCTTGTAGTAATTCAGCTTGAGCTCACCGAAACAGTTGTGGTAAACATTGCGTTTTCGTCCGTGACAGTAGCAATCACGTTAAAATACGCGGTTCCCACAAATGCTGGGATACTTTGTGTTTCACGGAACAGCTCAATCGTTCCATCAGTTGAAGTTATAACATGCTCTACAGCAATTGCTGATACATAAATCATTGTGTATTTTACAGGCAAGTCCGTGGTTTGATATGAACTGCCTTCCAGAGTTAATCCCTGTTCCGAATTGCCTGAATTAAATCCAATATTGGATTGACCTGCTGCGACACCATTGATATCTGCTAATCGTGCACCACTCAATACTCTAGCTAAAGTTGTCACATTAGGAACAATCATTTCAAGCTTGTCACCAATATTTGCCTGAATACCAGCATGATAACCATATACTACGTCTGGGGAATTTTCGGTTCCCAAATCAAGCTGCCCCTCTGTCCAACTCAATACCCCATTCTCATACGTACAGTTGGTCAGTTCCCAATCTGATGTATCAGGATTAGGAATACTGGTAACCCCAATTACACTAAATCCAGGCAACACATCAACCTGTTCAAGATTAGTCATAACCTGATCATAAGATACGTCATTTTGAATACGTACTAGTGCGACATGGCCTTCTGGAATACTAGTATCTGTTAATTGATCAAATAGCATTTCTACTGCGTTGTTTACCATGAGTAAACTCCTTTAAAATTATGTTTTAGTTGCTTTAAAAGTTTAGGTTATTCAAATAATTGCCCTTAAGAGCTATTCTGTAGTACTTGAACAACTACTTTATTTTTAACACTAGATTTTTGTGAAATACAGAATATCGAAGTCAAATAATTAGTTTATATATGATAGGAAGCTTGATTAGAGCAAAACCGCCCGAAAGCGGCTATTTATAGGTTGCAGAATTTAACTTTCTTTATCTTTTTTCTTTTCTTGCTCTGAACTACCAAAGTAGAAACCACATGCAGTAGTCATTGCCCCTGCAATAAAACCCAAAGCCGTGTTTATTAAGTTGCTGTTTTCTCGTGGCATATCGACAAAGAATAATGCAATTACCAGGACAAACATCAGCCCAACTAGTGCAAAGGCCAAGTATGCTCGAGTCTTTTCACTTGTCATCAAAATCTCCTTTTAGCCGTTCTCTCGTTTGCTCATATTGCTTCTTACGTAATTCGTGGATCTCTTGAGCCCGCTTATCTTCACGGCGTTTGAAGTACAACGTCGTGAAAAAAGAGATCACACCAACAAAGACAGAAAACCATACTGCCCAATCAATACTTGCTGCATACGCTGCCACTGATGCCCCCGCTGATATATAAGATACTTTTGGCGCTGTTGCTGCGGCTGTACTTGCAGCAGCTCCAACCGCATTTGCTGCTTGCTCTTGCATTTCCTGTCTCCAGAAATGAGAAAAGCCCATATTTCAGGGCTTTTAAATAAATTAGGACTTTAAACAACTGTATAATCGATAGCTGTCTTGACTATGGCTGTAGTCATTTTTCCATTTTTATGAAACACAATCGTAGAATCAAAAGTACCTTGTAGTGTTGGGGCTTGCCAAGCATAACCGCCGCGCCATTTATACTTTTCACTCATTTGTAATTCTGCTCTAATTCCACCCGCAACAGCAGCATGATAAAACTTGGTATTTGTTGTAAACCCTCCCCGAATGTATGGTGCATTACCACTCACATATCGGCCATCGCCAGCTTCATATTCACGATCCATCCAAGCTACAAACTGACCGTTTACTGAATGCTGTAAAATCAAGGCCCATACTTTTGGGTACTGCGTTTTGATGCCGCTGTTGGTACTATTATCAAAAGGTACACGTGTCGCAAATTGGCCATCCAAATACAGCATACTTTCCTGATAGCCAACCGATACAGTTTGTGGACCATTGTCTGTTCTAACCGAGATCTGCTCATATGCTTTTACCTCTGAACTGATTTCCATAGATCCACAGTAAATATCAACCGCAAACGACTGGCTCAATACATAACGCGAAGGGAAATTTTCGGGGTCAACTGTGCCGGTTGTATTAAATGCCATAAGCTCATTTACGATCTGTACTGAAACCTTTTCTGCATTACCACCAAAGGCTTCACCCATTTTCATCGGTTGACCGTCAGCTAAAATTTGGTAATGAATATTACGGGCCGTATTACCACCACCCGCGCTACCATCATGCTCCATGATTGCCGCCCGTGTAAATTTGACTTTTCCCATCACCATCATTGACAGCCTCAACGACTAGAGGCGGCAACCAATCTGTACTTGCTGAATTGACGTTAATCCACTGTGCTGTATTGCGGTCACCAAATGGAGCACGATCGAGGCTAATAAGATTTGGCAAACTGTTATAACCATTCGGCCCAAAACTTAAACGATATAGATATTCTCCAGACTGCCAAATTAAACGCAACCGGCCTGCCTCTGTGCATGTATAGGATAACGCGGTCAAAGATGTCGCACCTGACGGTATAGGCTTACTGTACTCGTACCGAGAAGGATCAATAATCCATGAATATCCCGCACTACCACTATTCAACATTGAAATATATTGACCGTACGGCAACAACTTATCAGTATCCATCGTAATCAATAATTCAACATCACTGCGCGGTGAAGTTAAGCGAATTGTTTGAATACCGCCCCGAGTAATATCAGGCGCCGCATCGGTATATGAAATAATCCGAGTTGCTGCCGAATTAGTACCATAATCTGCCGCTACCTGTTCTTCGATAATCCAGCCATCTGCAGCACCAGGTAACAACGTAGTACCATTCTTAAAATATCGAATGCCATAATAGTAACCTTGTCGCGCATTAATTACTTTTACATCGAGCAAAACATCAAGTAAAAATGAGTTCGGATTACTAGTTTCTGCGTTACGTGCTATACGCTTATTTGGGAAATTCTTGCCTTGATTGATTGTCAAAGCATTTTCAATTAATGGTTGCTGATATGTATATTTTGACGGATCAATAATATGAGAATAACCAGCATTTGAAACACTATTCATTCGCACAAATTCCCCAAATGACGGAAATTTTGCAGGATCAACAGTTATATAAACTCGAAGACTCGGAACGATAATACTATCGAAAACAATTGTCTGAATGCCCTTTGTCCGATCCAATGCCACTGTATACGGATTTGCCAAAGGCACAACAGCGAGTGCTGTTTCTGTAGTCCCATAATTTGCAATTGCTTGCTCTTCGATAATCCAACCATCCATCACGCCACTTGCTTCAGTTGAACCATTTTTAAAATATCGAATGCCGTAATAGTTGCCCTGACGCGCTCCAGCGATCCGCACATCTAAAATCGCATCACGTATGAATGAGTTAAACGGACTCGTGACATTGTTACGCTGAATTGCACGATTAGGAAAATCTTTACCTTGATTGATAACTAATGCTGAAGGGATTGTAATTCCATAGCAAGATGGATCAATGATCCAGGACCACCCACTTGTACCAGCATTCAAAGATGTAATCGGTGTACCAACTGGCGGCAAGCTTGCTGTATCTAAAGTAATGAACGCCTGAAATTCAGATCGAATTGTAGAAACAACTTTTACAGTCTGAATCGTCCCGTTTTTGTTCACATCGGCAACTGGATGTGTATAGTCTACTATACGCAAAGAGGCATTATTTGCGGTCTCATAATTCGCCTTCTCAAACTCTTCAATCACCCAACCATCTAATGCACCTACAATTGAAGTATTGCCATTCTTAAAATAAGACAGTTTGTAGTATTTATCAGGCAACGTTCCAATCAGTTTGATATCCAGAATAACCGCATTGAATACATTATTTGCCGGACTGGTTGTTCCATTACGGGCAATTGAACGAAGTGGATAAGCCTTATGTCTATTAAGTGTTAGTCCATCGACTTTATTTAAAATATTACCTTTATTTTTCCACGAACTGTTTTGCCAAAAGAAAACATTAAAAGTATCTAATGCCACAGCCGCTTTCTTTGGGATTGTTGGGATACTAGCAATCAAAAGTTCTTCAGTATCGAAAGGCTCATATCCTCCCGCCTGAATTACCTGATAAAGTGCTTTTGCAATAGTCGGGTAAATACGTCCAAGTCTAGAAGTAACATTAGATTGCTCGTCACCACTCATGACAGCTTCCCAAGTGTCACAATCAATATCGGCATTCTCTAGTTTTTCTCTTGTTACGATAGGCATAACTTTTCTCCAGGCATAAAAAAACCGCCTGTTAAGGCGGTTATCCGTTTAATTTTGTCTAAATGAAATCGTGATCGTTCTGATAGTAACGATCGTCATAGTTGATACATGTAAGCTTATTGGTCATCTGATCATTGGGTGTCATCTCAGTCAGCATGAATATGCTTTTGCTAGAATCAGCACCTTTGATCACTGTGTAGAGTGTTTTGACATAACGATCTGGATCAACAACAAGAGCCTGCATTGGTGGTCTAGTTAAAAAGATTTGATTTGTCATTTCACCTGCTGTGCATTCAACAATGTCTACAGTTGCATTCTGCATTTGAAGATGACAGTAATAGGTTTCGGCAGAGACAAAGTCCACATCTTGCGAACAAGTTAAGATCAATCCATCAATAGCAACCACTTCACCATCTTGAGTTTCTAAACTGGTGTTATCAGCAACAAGAATTCGGTCATTACGAATTAATAGGTCTGACTCATTCAAGGCAGTAAACTCACAGTTCACATTCTGAAATTTCAGTTTATTCCACTCGCGCCAAGCCCTTGTCTTCGCAACTGCTTCATTTCTGATACCTGTGCTTTGAATCTTCAATGGATTGGTTAAAGGGCTGCCACTAGGGATTGAATAGGTAACTCGCTTGTCATCGAGAGGAGATGTGTACTCAAGCTCAACTCCGTCGTAGTCTTTATCAATACCGAACTTAAAGGTGCGAGTTTCTGAACCCATAAGTTTATTTCGATGGTTAAAAAGTAAAACTGAGTTATCTTGCGGCTTCTCAAACTTTAAACGCAGCTTATTACCAAAGCGCATAGCTTCACAGAAACAGGCACTTGCGATCATTCCCGCCTGTTCCTCAAAGCTTAGGTTTTCGTCATCAAATGTGTAACTGAACTCAGTCGCTACAGTAGAGCCAAAGTAATCTCTTACTGCTTGAATCTCTGACTTGATTTGATCGATGTCTATTTCAGTTACAGAGCGTCGTCCGATGTATTGGTCTAGCCCCATATTAATCAAGGCTTGCCCTGCATCTTTTGTTGCAACCAATGGACCCGTGCCATCAACCTTTAATTTCCGTGTTACTCGACAATTTAGGACACGCTCTTTAACAGATAAGGCACCATCCGTTGCCACTGTTCTAGATCGAATCACTGTTACATCAGGATAGGTATCCTTGGGAAAAGGCTTTGTTAAGTAAACATCCTTAATCTTGCACTCAGTCACAGGATTAGCGCCTGTTCCTGCCTTTGTTTTAGCTAAACGGAAGCGCTGATTTCCTGTAGACCCTAATGCAACTTTAAAGGTACGTCCAAATGAACTCTTAGATTTTGATTCAACAAAAAAATCTTGTGATTGTATCGTACCAATAGGATTGCCAGTATCATCAATTGACTGATACTGGACAGTGATCGTTACATCATTGTACGTCGTCTTACCATCTTTGTTGACGTTGTATAAGCCTTGAGGGAAATATACATTCATCTGCAATGTGGTGGCTGCGTCATGATATAACTCAAACCAACCTATCCATTTATTGGCAATCAATTCTAAATAAATGGTTTCATCATTTAGTCCTTGAGTTGTGCCACCGAACAAAGTTGGAATCTTGTCCCAATCAGAATTCACAGTAGATGCATTTGATAGTGTTACAGTCGTTTCTGTCACAATACTAATCGAATAGTTATCATCTAAATCGGCACTACCAATGTTGTTATTCAGTGTAATACCTGCTGTTAGGTCATAGTCAGCATCTACATAGTTCCAGTTGTAATTGACTTGTTTTGGTGAATCTAATTGCACAACGTAAGTATAGATTGATCCAACCAATGTTCTTGTCACTGAGGACACAATGTATTGCCCAGACAAATCGTAATTACTGCCAGAGGTATCGACATTTGCACCATTCAACAATAAGCCTTTAAAGTCAGCATAAGCAGGCACATCAATATCTGTATCAATACTGACTTTAAAATCGCTAGTTACTGAACATGGTCCCGATAACACTGCATTATCAACGCCGAACTGAGCACCTGAGATTGCTATTCTATCGCCAGCGCTAAAGAAATCACGGAAGTTTATTGAACTATCAGTACTGCGAATTACCCCGCCCGTTGTGAAGTAAATGCTTGTTCCTGAAACCACTACGTCATTAGGTGAAACAAGGCTCTGTCCGTTAATAGATGATGACTTTGCGACATCTAAAGGCAACTCAGTGAAGTCATCGCCAACTTTATAAATTGTGTTATCACTTGTGATACTGACATTAGGGTCATAAATACTAACACTGACTCCATCTATACCATTCACATCTGTGTCACCATCACGGCAATCATGGATTTGATAGAAGCCGCGTCCAATACACATCAAGCTTTCTTCAACTTCAATGTCATTTTCATAACTGTTATATAAAACAGCAATCAAATCAGGATATGCACGAATATTCCCAAAGATATCTGGTACACGTCCTTTTACTCGCATTCGGTTGGAGCGGTTGGCTAATTCGTTATTTGCAGAACCGGGTTGTCCACCATCTGGTTTAGGCATCGTGAGAATGGTGTAAACACTAAATATTGCAGCAATAGCCACTACAACCATATATGCGATTGTGAAAGGATCATATGAAGGATAAATAATTACATAAAATAGGCCATCTAAAGACTGCAAGTGCTTAATGCCTTCCTCATTCGAGGGGGTAATATCGTTTTCTTCTGCTACGCAATTGTGATAAATCCTCGTATTCTGAGGAAACACTGTAAATTGCTGCTTTAGATATACACTCACGTCATCTACTTCAGCAGTCGACCATGTACTTTGGTTATATGGATCAGGACAAATAATGACTCTTTTCATTGGTAATAACTGACCTCTTTAAATCCAATTTTTACAACTTCTAATGGCATGTACTGAACACCACGACCAGTGAGGTGCAAAACCTTGTTATTAAAAAAGACCCCGACATGTGTCGAGGTCTGGAAGTTGTGTTTGAAAAATACAATACAGGGCGATATGGGTACTTCAATTAATTCAAATCCACCCCTTCCATTCAGAAATCCGTTTAGTCTTTTTGAAAGATCTTCACCTGTTATCTGCTGCCATGCCTCACATGCAAACTCATTACAGGTATATTTTTGAGACCATATGCGATCTAGCAAGTTATCTATGCTCATCACGCTCTCCGCAGCAAAGGGTAATCTTCAATAGAGTAAGTTTGACCAGTCTTAACACTGTTTAGTTGTGGAGCTTGAGCATCGAAGGTGACCAAACCACTGCTATCTTTAGAGATTGTAGGTATTTCCAGTGTTTGTAACTGAGTCATAGGTGCCGTCAGATCATCATCACGGAATAATTTAAACTTACATTCAGGTTTAACCGTTGAATATATGCTTTCACGAATGGCTAAAACTGCTAATGCCAATTCATCATCCATATCAGCAATGGTTAGCGAAAGTTTCTGCTCCAAGTCGTTTGAAACGTCATTTCTTTTAATCGACATCGGTTGATAAACATAATTCTGTCCTTCAGCGACGATCCCATTTGAATCATTCTTCACATACCGGAATACTTTTGAAAAACTTGGGTGTGATATCTCAATACATTCTAGAGGAACAACACCGCTAGAAGCATTTAAATAAAAAGAGGTGTAATCAGCCATTGTGCGTCTCCAATGCATCCGGGAGGTCTTTGTTCACTAGCTTTTCTAAGCTTGGAAGTGTTTGTGCTAGGTCCGAATCTTCATTGCCAACACCCACAATTAAATCATCCATTGCTTCATTAATTGGCAACGGCCTAACCTTTAGAGTTGCTGTCACTGTATAAACATCAGCCACTTTACTTGAAAGTGAAGGCGCACCACTAAAGAAGCATTCATAATCTTCAACAGGTGCATTATCCACACAGATCTTTGCTAAAAATGGCTGGCTAGGATTCCTTGCCCACACTCGATAAAAGGCCATTAAGTATTGATATCCTGACTCCTGTACCACCCATCTTGAACTTACCGTATGCATCACACCTTTAAGTGATTTTCGATAGCGATCTGCACCACCATCCAAGATTTGCGACATAACACCATCACCGATGTTGGCTGAATATCCTTCCTGTGTTGAACAGTACATCATTCGATTAAGTGCCATAACTTTTCCTTAGGTAATAAAAAAACCACCTCTAAAGGTAGTTATATGAGTCCTAGCGTCTCCGCCCTGCATTAGTGTTTTGGTTAAACGACTTTGATATTGGACTACTTGGTCGTGCTATTGACTGAGCAACAATCTGCTCTACTTCATCAACTGTCACATATAGCTTCCCATCCGCTCCAGTTTGGGTCGATACCCTTGTTGGAGCATTGTTGTTAATAACAACTTGAGGTTGAATGACATTAGAAGCACCCGAAACATTTCTACCTGAGTTAATAGCATTCAATGTATCAACACCGACTCGTTTCGTAGCAGCAGCGTTTAATACATATTCCTGACCATGCACAACACCAGCAATATCTCCACGACCCATATCACCGGTGTAGCCCCCTGTGGCGAAACCCTGAGGGCTAAGTGCTTTTAATGCAGCTTGAAGCAAGCCTGTTTCAAGCGTAGCGGTACCCACTGCTGGCAAATTAGCAGGAAATGGAGCAGAAGCCCATGCAGAGGAAATTGCTGTAAAACTATTTGCTGCAACCGAGAAAAGACTGAAAGCGTGTTGTGCTGCCGCCATTCCCCTATAGATGCCAGATTGCTTACCAGCATAACCTTCAGCCAATCCTGTTAACGAACCAAACAGATCACTTGCCATACCTAACTGATAACCAGATGTCTTCGACCAGTAATCCTGATCGATCAAAGCCATTCTGTCTCGATGTGCTTGCCAGATTGCTTCTTGCTCAGCCGCCAAAGCCTCTATATCTGCATTAGGATCTAGAGTTCTCGTCATAACATCAGCATTTTGTGAATCTGCTACTGCCAGTGATTGACTAGTTCGATCTTGACGAGTCTGGTCTAACTGATAAAGCTGATTGTTGCCAGTCATCTCAGTGTAAGTACTGCCCCAATTTTTACTTGCTTGAGCTGCCTTGTTAAATTGCTCTAACCGCTCTTGCTCTCTCGATAAAGCAAGACGTTTACGACGTTCATCTTCATCTTTAGTGGTCTTTTCTATTTCCTTACGTTCAAGTCTATAACGTTCCCGAATAGCTTCAGATTCAGAAAGAAGAAAAAGCTTTGATTGGTAAAGGCGCTGTTCTTGAGATAACTTAATGAGTGCAAGCTCTTGTTGCTCCTGCTGACTTAAAAGATTTACAGCTTCCTGTCTTTGGCTCTTCGTCAATTCAAGATCATGTAAAGCTTCAAACTGTCGTCTCGCAAAGCTATCACGTAACAGTTGCTCTTCTGTTTTTGTGAAAGCCTTATAGTCATCGAGTCTGGTTCGTATAGCTTGCTGAGCAATGGCAATATCATTATTGGCTTGTACTTGGTACTGAGCCTTTAACTTTCTCGCTTCATCATCGCTATATCCGGCTTTATCAATCTCTTTTAAATCGTCAGCTAAGTTTTGGCGAATACGAGTAATTTCATCTGCAACAGCCATTTGCAACTGTATTTGATTTCTCGCAACCTCATTAGCCTGTTTCTCCAAATCCAAGTTGGATTTATATGTTCCATCACTTGGGCCACCTTTGACTTTGGACATCATCGATGGTGCTTGGTGAAGTAACTTCAAGACGACACCATCTTCAAAAGTCACAGTACTATAGTAACCACCACCTTTAGCATCATAAGCAGTTTTTACATCCTTAACTGCGACTGTAGTCGTGATTGGAGTACCCACAGGCATTGCAAAATCAATCCCCTTATGAAAAGAAGAAGCCCCTGCTGTAGGGGCTTTTCGTTGTCCATAATCAGAACTGACTCTGTAGGAAGATAATGCTTTACCTCCAGCTTGTAATCTTGCTAAGTGCTCCTTAGAAACCTTTTGGCCATCTCGTGAACCACCATAACGCACATCTAAATGTGCGCCTGTACCTATTCCAGAATTACCAGAAATACCAATTAAACGATGAGATAACTTAGCTTGTTTTTCAAGCTCCTTTGTCTGATTCCGCTTAGACTCAGTAATTTCATTTTCTTTTTGTTTAACCGCATCTAAAGCAATTATAGCTAAACTAATTTCTTTGATTTCAGCATCGGTAACAATTGCGGTAACTCCATCACCTAAGGCTTTCTGCTTTTCAGCTTGCAGCTTATTGATTTGATCAATTACCTCCTTACCGAATCCCAAATTCATATATGCAAGTCTTTCATTTGCTGAAAGCACATCTTGTCTAAGACTATCAAAATAACCCTTCTGAGCCAGCGTTGCTCGTTCAGCTGCCGTTGAATTAAGATTTAGCTCATCAGTATTCGCCTTTACTTTTAATGCAGCATTTTGAGCCTTGCTACCAGTGAGTTCGACTTCAATTCCATAAATCTTTAACGCAGTCGCCGACTTATTCGCTTTCTCATAGTTTGCGTCATATTGCTCAACTTGTTTCTTTAAAGCGTTATACAATTCTGGTGATACTTTCATGTCATTCAGTTGCTTGATAGCGTCACTGTAGCTGATGGTTCCTTTGTTCGCTTGATTGATAACCTCGATTACTTTCCAGTTGCCCTTTTCGTAATTTTGAATGTCGATTAATGCAGAGCCAACAGCAAGTCTGGATTTTTCTAATGCCTTATTTTGAGCATCAAAAGCTGTAGTTAGATCTATGGTCGCCGATTTCCGATCCACTCCCTGTAATTTCAAAAGTTCTTCACGGGTTTTATCAGCGACTTTGCCTTGCTCCTGTAGTTTCTTAGTTGCAGCTTCTGTACGACCTTGTAGATACATATATCCTGCTGCTAATGCGGTAACACCTAAAGTAATGGCACCAATTGGACCACCCACCAATGCGAGCAACCTAGAGCCAATAGCGCGACTTGCATTTAGAGCATTTTGTGCTGCCGTGTTTGCTGCAATTGCCGCGGTTGTTTGGTTTAACGCTATTCTGTGAGCAATTTCTGCCTGTGTTAACCGAATTGTTGCTGCGGCACGAACATTACGAGTAGTTGCACTGTTATATTCCAATCGGGCAAGGGAAACTTCTTGGGCAGCAAGTGCAGTAACCTGTCGGAGTCGTTGAACTTCTAATGCTGCTAGTCTAACAACACCTTCAGCTTCCGCAGCTTGTGCAGCACGTCTGGACAAACTTGCCCCGATTGCTGTTTTAACAGCTACAGTTTGGCTCAGGATCATTTTGGTTAGTAATGCAACCCCACCAATAACAGCGATATTTATAATTGGTTCCATATTTTGGGCTAAGCTTTGTAAAGAACCCGATAGTAGTTTTGCTGCTCCACTTCCTTTTCCTGCTTCACCAACAAATTGGATTACGGCGTTATTCAACATCGTAAAAGAATTAGCAATTGTAAAATCAGTCTTCCCAAATAGATCATCGACAGAAAGTTTCGCCTTCTCCAAAGACTTAATTACTACATCTGCAGTTAATTGGCCTTCTGCTGCCATTTTTCTTAACTGACCAATATTGCTATCCAAACCAGTTGCAATAGCTTTTAGCAAACCCGGTGCCTGTTCAGAGATAGAGTTAAATTCTTCTCCGCGTAGAACACCAGAGGCTAATGCTTGGCCAAATTGAACTAAAGCAGCTTCAGCACTTGCTGCACTTCCACCTGAAATAGCAATCGCCTTTGCAACCGTATCAGTTAATGAAGCTGTCTGCTGTAAGGTAATACCTAGTCTCTTTGCGTTGTCTGCAAATCGTTGGTAAACCTGAGCCGTACTTTCCCAAGCTTGCCCTGTTGATTGAGCAATACTAAAAGTATCCTTCATTGCTTGATTTAGCTCAGTTTGTGAATTAGTAACGAGCTTTAACCTATTCTGAAGCCCAGTATAAGTATCCATTTTTGACACAGCAGCCCCAATAGTTACAAGCCCTGCCATATACCCTGCTAACTGGCGTGTTGCGACACTAAGTCTATCTGTAGAACGAGTTGCAAAATCTCCATTTCGTTCAATACTATTTAGTTCATCACTTAAATTACGGGCATTTCTTGCTGCATTTCTTGAGTCAATCACAATGACTAAGCGGGATTCTTGGATCATATCACGTTCCTTTAGGCAATAAAAAAGCGCCTAAAGGCGCGGTAAATTCTTGGTGTGAAAAAGCCCCTAAAGGCTTTTATATTGAGTCAAGTGTTTTCTCTTAAAAACTCTTTAATAAACTGTTTTTGATCATCACTAAAAACATGATTATCTTCGTCCCATCGTGTTTCTAATCTAAAAACAAAGCTATCCATAAAAGCTTTATTTTTATTTGTTGTTAGAAAATGATTAATAGCCGCAGGCAAAAAGAATTTAAAACCTTTCGAATCTAAGAAATTACATGAATCGCCAAAGTAATATAGATATTCATAACTGACGTCTTCCCATGTTTTAATACCTTCTTGCGATCTACTGCGTGTTGAAACGGCCTTTAAAGCTGCATTTGTGTAAAACTCAGGCCATTGAAAGTTATATTTTAGAATTAAATCTTTTGCAGACATATTCAGCGCAGTTAAATAGTTATCATCTATTTCTTCAAAATATCGATAATGTGTATCATAAAAATCGCATTCTAACAATGAGTAAGAGTCGCCCAGATCATAAAGAGGAAATATTTTTTCAAGGGTTTCATTCATTATTAACTCTCATAGAAATTTAAATCAGATACCACTAATTAACTTAACATTATCCAAGGCTTCATTTAATCTTTCATTTTCAACATTAGACTTTGTAGCATAAAGTAAAAATTCCTTTAGTATTAAAACTTGATCTTTACTAAAAAATTGCAATAACGTTGTAACATCCTCATATGTATCAGCCCCAATTAGACGACTGAGCCATGATGTGAAGCTGTTTGAATAAAGTATCTCAGTATCACTTAAAAAGTATTTCATAATAGCAGGTGTGTAGAATAAATATGCCTGAGGTTTTAAATAGCTATAACCTGTAGAGTAACAATTTAGGTATAGAACAGGTATATCTAGAGGGTTGCTAAATCTGTTAGCCATCTTCCTTTTTTCTTTAATTGCTTGAATTGCCTCTTCCTGATCTGCTGAGAGCCAACTACAAGTTTCAAAAAAGCGAACTTCCTGATCTCTCCACTCCTCATCAGTTAAATTATGATCAATTCCTTTTTCATCAAAATACCAATGACTTGTATCAGCATAGTCTTCTTCGGCAAGCGTATAATTATCACCTAAAGTGATATTTTTGAATTTTACCTCTATCTGCTCTAATAAGGTTTCTGCATTTATATGCTCTAACAGTTTAAGCCAATTCGTAGGTAAGAACTGCTCATCTTTTTCTTCTACTACACCTGAATTTTTAATCCTCATATTCTCAGCAATCAAAATCAGTTCTATTGAAGGGTCATTAAAAGTGAAAATGAACTTAAATTTTTCATTTCCAAAATCTTTTACAATACAATCAACAATATAAAACTGCCCACTACTCAGGTCATTTGTAATACTAAATTTATGAATTGATGCCTTTTCAAAAATAACTAATGCCTTCTCTAATGAATACTTTTCATCTTCAAAAGTTGAAAAAATATGAACATAAAGGAGAACATTCAAACTGAATGTCTTCGGATCTACATCCAATAAGAAACCATACAACCTAGCATCGTGTAACTCCCCTAATAATTGATAAATTTTCTTATTCATGGCTTGGACTATTCCCCTTATTTTCAAATAGTTTATTTTACTTTTCAGTTAAAAACTAGAAATTAAGAGGAATAAAAAAACCTCCCATGGAGAGGTTTAACGCGATTAAATTGTATTTCCACAAATATCTTTTGTACCAGTTGGATATACATTCTGCAATTTAGTACGATCAGTAATCAACTCAATAGAAAACTCTTTACCTACAATATTAGAAGTAGATGGAATATTTTGTACCCCTAGGCTAGCAACAAAGTACCCTTCCGTTGGCTTTGTAGAATATGTACCTACATAGCCCAAGTTGCTCCCATTTAATATTACGCCAACTTGTTGTGTCTGCTGATTAATGTAAAAACCCATCCTAACACCATTGCTCAAATCAATATTACTAATTGCACCTTCATTCAAAGTTTGGCTATTTGATCTATCCGTAATCTGCCAAGCTGAAATTATTTGATCTGGTGCAGCAGGAATATTATTTAAATTAGCAATCATATTTATTAATACGTGCTCACCGTTCTTTGTTCCAAAAAAAGCGGCTGGAAATAAAGTAACAATACTATTACCGCTTAAAACAACATTTGGGGCTTTGACAATCATCTCATAAGCAATCAGATTACTTTGATTTAAAGCAATATCACCAACATTTTTGGTCGATTGGCTTATTCTGTTATTTCCAAAGGCACTACTGGCAGCAACATAAAGTTTATTAGTATTGGAAGCCTGAAAAGTCAAAGAAACTTTTTGCCCATTAATGTTTGGAAATTGGACGGCTCCTGATGAAACAGCATCAATCTGTGTTTGGTTTGCATTAAAATTATATGTGCATTCTGCTGCTAATGTGCTCCCTATACTAGCAACACCGATTAATGCTCCCAAAAATATCTTTTTCACTGTGATTGTCCTTCTTCTAATAGAACATTCAGTATAATTAAAACTCTAGAAAACATTGTGAAATCAGATGAATGGATATTAAAAAACCTCCCAAAGGAGGTTAAATGGATTTCAGCTTTTAAATAGTATTACCACAGATGTCTTTGGTACCTGTCGGGTAGGTTTGAGTCAGTTTAGTTGAGTCAGTAATAAGTTCTATAGAATACATATTGCCAATATTTGGAGAAGTAGAATCTATACCGTAATAAGCCATTCCATTAGTAAAAGCTAAGCTTGTAATTTTACTTGGATTAGTAGAAACATATCCTTTATTGACACCATTAAAAATCACACCAACTTGCTTAGTATCCTGATTTACATATATTCCAATATTTTGATAACCATCACTAGTGCTTGTTACAGGTAATTCAATCATACCAGTTGCCCCGTCAACAGTACTACCAACTGCAAACATAACTTTATTAGGGGTAGTGCTGCCTTGTAAATGATTTGCATACAAAGCTACTATCTGACCTTTACCATTACTGTAATAAGCGTCAGCATAGTTTGGATACATAAATATCTGTTCATTGTTGATCAGTAAAATTGTAGGAACTTTAACCTTATATTCGTATGCAAAAATTCCACTTTGCGGCACGTTACTGCCATTGTTTTGCCCAGAAATTGCATTTCCATTGGCTGCAATAAACATCTGTTGGGAGTTTTCCGCAGTTGCTGCTACTGTGAAAGATGTCTTTTGTCCTGAGATAGCGGGGAATTTCTGAAACCCTGCGAAAGCTGTTGTTATTTGAGCTTGTGTCGCATCAAAGTTATAAGTGCAAGCAGCAAATGTACTTGAAATAGAAACGGCACTGATTAAAGTTCCTAATATTATCTTTTTCACATCTTTCACCTTTTTTATAATTGAACGTTCAGTATAAATAATCATTTATAAAATTGTGTGAAATCAGATGAAAACCACCCCAAAGGGTGGCTTTCATTTAATTGAATATAAATTATGAACCGCTATCCACTTCAGCTTGGTAATGGTCTTCCTGCTTTTTACTAAACTCCAGCGAGTCTTGAATCATGCTCTCAGTGATATGGAAAAGCCTAATAAGTTCTTTGAATACGGATTCAGGAACGTTATACACCTTACCCACATGTTCAATGATTCTCTCCTGCTTATTGTGAATTGCGCCAAGCATTGCAGCGACATCCGCTACCTGTTCATATGCCAGTGCATAACCATCGGCAACATCACTTGCGTCATAGGCTTGATTTTTACTTCCTATCTGTACCATACTGTTCATAGTTACATTCCTTATGTAGCAAACTAAAAGCCTCTCTCCGTCGAAAGTAAGGGGCTTTTTTAATGCCTGAAATTTTCATTGTTTTAGTTCCAAACCTGTTAAATGTGGTTGTAACTCTTTCTCGAGTATTTCCAACTCACCTAAGAACTCTGGCTTTTCATCCTGCCAAAAGCGCATGCTTCTTGCTGAATTGCTAACTTCATCCTTTCGTGTATTAAACTTTAAAGAAACAAAGTTGTATCGCTGCATTAGAGACATTCCTCGTTTCATTAGTTCATCTTGAATCCAGTTAAAGGCATTGATATACGCTTCTTTAAATTGGGCAGCCTCCTTACCTGTGAAGCCCATTGCCAAGAATACGAAACCATCTTTAGTCATTTCATAGTATGGTTGTGCTTTACCATTTTGTAACTCATTGATTTTATAGCAAAGCCCAAAATTGCGCTCTGTAAACTCTTTAGAACATTCAAGATTTTGAATAGCTCTTAAAACATGCTTATGCTGTTTCTTAAAAATTTCAGCTACTCGAAAACTAGTTGTAACTGGTACTCCATGATCGAGCATCACTAGTGCATTAAAATCAATTTTCATACCCTTACCTTCTCAATTTCAAATCGCATTTGCTTAACTGCATGATTAATCAAATAATTCACTGGTCTTTCATATTCCTTTCCTATGGCTTTTAACCATTCCAACATTTCTGGTTCAATTCGAAGGTTGTACTGAACTTTTGTATGGTTGCTTTTAATTTGTCTAGACTTAGTTGGAAGCTCCACATTTGACCCCTATTAATCGGGTATGAAAATAATAGTATTGATCGGGTAGTATTGTCAATACCCGAATAATAGATTTACTATCACACTTAATTGGCATCGACCAACACAGGCTTATGCTCCTGATTTTGCATAATTGAGTGATTTGAATATGAGTAAAAATGGTGGACATTTAACTGTCCAATACAATCTTCGATGGTCTGAAGAATTAAGAGATAAAGTTGCTGAAGTAGCTAAAGAAAATACTAGATCAATGAACCAAGAAGTTGTTGCTCGTTTGGAGAAAAGTTTTGAATCGTCTAGTAGCGATATAACCCAGATTCCAACAGAAAATTTGATGATGGAGTTAACTAGCCGCTTTAAAGGGCACTCTGTTGTTGTTATAGATAACCAAGACATAAAAAAAGCACCATGAGGTGCTTTTTTATTTGATTTCTAAACTAAGTGTTTAGTAATTTATCTGTAATGCTATCCAGTGACTCAAAACTTTTAGACAACAAGTATTCGTCCAGATTCTCTATTGAATTCCCTAAAGGATCAAAGAAATCTGTTCCACTTCTGTTTGACTCATTGTAATAACAAAGCTCACCATGAACATCAAACCATGACATTTTTGAGTAATAAGGATCATCCGAAGTTTCATAATTTGAAGAATTAATCTGCTTAAATTCACCACCTTCTAGGCGGTGAAAATCTTGAGTACCTTTACGGGTTTCAGATCGAAAATATTCACGATATGCAACAAGTTCATAATTTTCCCCAACAAATAAACAAGTACTTTGAACACCTTCTTTTGAAAGTTGTATTTCTTCATTTCTTTCAAATAAGAACTTACCATCTTTGTTAAAAAAAGATGTCCTAAAGCAGTTACCTGTCGAATCTGAGAAATACACCCTTTTTATGGGGTCATATTCTGTTGCTTCGTTAATCGTTACTTCAATCATTTCCTTATCCTTTTGGAAGTGGTTGTATTGGAGGTTTCTCCTCAGACCATTTCCTAACATAGGTTGATACAGTGCACCGTTCAATAACGGCTTTAGTTACCAAAGCTTTAAGCTTGCCCTGAACTATATTATTATATTGCTTAATATGACCATCCCATGAGCAATAACTCCAATGGGCATTCTTAGTACTTCTATATAAGTCATGCCGGTCTAATAATAGGTCGTTTTGCTTATCAATTTTATATCCTCGGACAGATGAGGAACATGAACTAATCCAGCTTGATCGGCTAAGATCAACAACCCACTCTTTAAATAATTCCATTCTTCTTTTGGATATGATTTTGAGTATTGAGACTCTTCAACAATTACTACAACTACTCCTGTCATATCTCCACTTAGTTCAACATAATCACAAAGTTCGATCATTTCCCCAGTTTGGTAATTCATAGCTAAGTAGCTCTCTATATAAGTGGTTCAATTTTTTCTAAGCCAGCTTTTTGGCGCCCGATTAGGTAGCAAAAAGCCCCGAAGGGCTTTTATTAAATTAAGTGTTTTCTTTAATAATTCTTTTTAAATGTTCATTTAGAACATCACTATAGCCCTTAAGTTTAACTTCTGAGAAAAATATGTGAAGTTGTTCTTCATACTTGTACTCCTCTCCGTTTGACTTATAAATTTTCAATCCATCTATATCTGGTTCTGAGTAATAAACCAATTCACCACTAGCATTAAACCAATTTTGACGAAGCCCTTCTGATCCACTTAAGTTTTCTGAAAATCGCATTGAGCAAATTTTAACATGATGACCACCTATCACTTGGTATTCATCTTTTCCAATATAAGTATCCGCTGAATCTCTGAGATAATTTATATAAGCAAGAACGTTATATGAACCATCAAATAATGTCTCATTAATTTTTTGCTTTGACTTATTAAACTCTTGCACTTCGTCTAAAACTAATTCATCGTCAAGTAAATACCCTACTCGAAAACAATAATCTTGCTCATCGATGAAGTAAATTGTTTTAATGGGCTGACCAAAAGATGGCTCAATTACATTAAGTTTAATCATTAAGAGTGCATACCTGGTTGAGGTGGTGGAGCTTTAGATTTCCACTCAGTAGCTTTACGAGTCTCATTACAACCCTTATTTCTCGCCTCTTCAATTGTCCAGTTTAAATTGAATTGGGAACTCCTATATTTTCTAACATGCCCCATCCAAGATCCATAATTTATACCATTTTTTATGAATGGCTTAGTTTCAGGATAATATTTATTATACATGTCATACTCATCCTCATACATTTGTCGATATCGTCTTTCAAGCTCTCCAGCTTTGTCATCCATCCTAGTGTAATAAATGTAACACTTATCTCTAGAGTTATACTCCAACTCCTGAACAACTGGCTTAGCCAACTCTTCATCATTAAGAATGTTCTGAGCTGCAAGGTTAGTTGCTACCTGAGCATCTAAACTGCCAGCATCTGCGTTAGAAATGACTTGTTCAGCTACGGTTTCAAGTGGGAGAGTGTTTGCATCTTTTTGAGCATTCGGATCGTAAAGTGGGTTTTTAAGTGTGTAAAGAAACCTACCAGAATCTTCAACATACTCTTTACCAGAATATAAACCGCGAACCCAACAAGTTTTAGTACTTTGATTATAGTAAGCAGATGTAATAGTACTATTAAAATATACACCGACTGCTTTCGAGCAAGCTTGGTCCATTATTACTGCATATAAATTTTTTCTTGCCACATCAACTGTATAAATAGTCTGTACAGTTGGGTCATTCGAATCATTGGAAGGGATTGTATATTTAATCTGGCTATTTTCAGGATCCATCACCCAATCAACTGCACCCAATAATTGCTCTACAGCAATATTTAAAGCAACTCCAGCTGCACCACCTCTTAACACCTCGGCAACTTGTTTGGCGTTTGGTGTAACCAAAGCCGCCGATACTTTAGTGTCCTTAATCGCATCAATTAATGTTGAAGCCCCCATTACAGTTGATTTAGTAACATCCCAACCCTGTAAAGGTGCTAGAGCACTCATCGCCCGCGGTGAAGCTACCAAACTGTAATTTGCTACTACTGGAGCTGCTTCGGCTTTCTGTAATGTATTTGCCTGTGTATTAGTTTGAGTGGTATCGCTTTGGTTATTATCACCACACCCCGTCAAACCCAGCAACATTGCTAATAAAAGTAGTTTTTTCACTTATTCCTCCTTATTTTTCAAATAGTTTATTTTACTTTTCAGTTAAAAACCATAAAGGAGGATAAAATTAATTTAACTCATCACTTCATTCCCTTATCAGCTTCCGCCTTTGCTTTCTTATGCGCTTCATCAAGAAAAAGGTTATCCAGTGTGAAAATGCATTCATTAAAGATGCATCTTTCTACTGGCAAATCATACTGCTCAACATATGAATTGATAGCGGCTATATCTAAGGCCAGAGGGACACATTGCTCGTATCGTCTCGACCGAGCAATGGTGTTATAGGCTGATAGAATAGTATTTGCTGTGAATGAATATTCAGGTGGTTCTATTTCAGGAAGGCCTAAGGCTTTCCTTTGCGCTTTTTCATGGTCCGAGAGCCCAGCATATCGGCTGGAGAACTTGTAGAGGGTTGTGACTTTCCCACAATTTCAACCTTATAGGCATCAGCTTCAGTTTGAATCTGTTCGGCTTCACTTTTAACGAACAGCCAAATTGATAGCCCAACATCACCCATCCCTAAGAGCTTTAAAGCATTATCTGGATCATAACTAGGCTCGCTTCGGATAGATTCTCCTTCAGTATTAGTTTCAAGGAAAACCACACCTTTCCAGTCTTCAATTAAATGACAAGCTGCTGCCTCAAGAACTAGCTCATGATAAAGCTTATCTCCTTGAGCAACACTTCTAACATCAAATCCTTTAGATGTTATTTGATGATTGGCTCGCTCTAAAGCTACCTGATAAGGCTTATAGCCAATTCCACGCACCTTAAATTCTGCAAGAACATTCCCTTTTGTATCTTTATATTCGCGCCACAAACTAACGTCTTTATTGATTTGAATATTGACTTCTAAAGCCATGATCTTCTCCGGATAAAGGCAGCCTTATGCTACCATTTTGCTTAAGGCGCAATAACACGTGTAATCACGGGTGATACACGAACATGGTTGTAGTTAATGTCCATTGTGATGGTGTCATCGCCACCACCATCTGGATGAGGCGCCTCAGCAACTTCTAATTGTGGGAACTGGAAGGCATAACCATTGCCTGCACTGTCTTCAATTGAGAACTCTAAAGGCATCGTGTCACGTGTCTTAATAAAGTCGATATAACCTGCTGATTGTGCCGAGAACATGTATTGAGTGTTAACGGTGATGTCTACAATCTTTTCTAAGTAAGTTGTTGCTGTGAGCTTCTGAGAACCAATACAACGAATCGCTTCCATATTGTTGTTGATGGATAGCTCAAGTGTCTGCATACAAGCGCTGCCGACCACGGTTTCACCATTAACTTTTAAATCACCAACATTCAAAGCGGAAACAAGCACAGCTTCTGGAACTGGTAACGGCGAAGTAACAGGACTTGTTGTAGTTCGCTCAAACACGGTTCCCATTAGGCCAAATGTGGCAGTAATCTTTCCTGTTGTGGCAAGAGATAATGATGCATCATTAACTCGAACACCACGGTAGATAAAGACTTGGTTAATATCTGAGTAGACTTTGACGAATGTAAATGTTTTACGAACATCACCACCAAAGTTAAGAACATCACTGGCCCAGTTATTCATAGCAACAGCTGACCAGAAGTCATCAAACAAACCAACTGATAATTCAACTTCAAGTGAACCTGTAATTTCTGCTTCAGTAGCCATACCTCCCTGACGGAAACGGGTGTCTACAATGCTGTTAGAAGCTTCAGTTGTGACGTTTTCTGTTAAACCGTCTGTAATTCGTCGTATAGTCTTCCATACTGGTGTAGTTGGTAAGACTTCTGGGGTTTGCTCCTCGGCATAAAATAATCTAATACGACTGCCTGAACTCATAATGTTCTCCTTAATTTTCGGGCATAAAAAAGCCCTCGAATTGAGGGCGTTGGATGTGTTATTTAAAAATAAATGTGGCTAGTAAAGTAAGCATGACTAGAAATGCTAAGAACCAGAATGAATTCTTCCAGTATTTAATCTTCTTGGCCATCACATCAATTACATCTGAACTTTTATCCAAAGCTTCTCCGCAATCAAACACCATCTTTCTATAGTCGGAGTTTTGTTTTCTTAAATCCTTAGTACTATGCCAATTCTCAATAAGCATTCTTTGTTGTGATTGCATGCGGATAATTACTTCATCAACTAACCCACTATGGGTCATAGATTGCAATTCCTCGCGGACTTCTAAAAAGTCATCAACTTCCCGCCCATCCATAATTATTCACCTTGCGGCATTACTAAACGCAATTGCCCCCTCACAGAGTTAAATGCTTGAAAGCAACGGCTTACAAAGTCTTGATAGTCATTGGATGAATTAGCAATTGCTTCAACTTTAGTTATTTGCTCTGAAAGCAATTTCTCTCCACCACTTGTGAGCCATTGATGCATTTTTTCACCATCACGTTTACTTGCTCTGATCTCAGCAAGAACCTCTTTTGGCATAATGATTCGATAAACCCACTTATTTGTTAAGTCGCCAAAAATTGCAGGTGATCCACCAATATGATTATTAAACTTTGTGCCTGTAACTTTTGCTAAAGCTTTATAGAAAGAATCTGGGAAACGTTTCTCCCAAGTGGACGCTTCTGGCAAGAGCATCAAACGCATCATATCTTGAACTGAAGGTGGAGCCTGACTAGTTCGAATAAGGTTATCAATTTGCTCATCACACCAAATTGCAAAATCAATATCTAACCATTGAGCAAAACGAACTGCTAGTTTTGGATGCAGCCAAGTTCCGCCATTATTTCCGCGCTTAGTCTTCAAATAAGGGATTTCCCCGTATTTGCGTTCAAGTGCTTCTAAATACTTATTTGTTTCTGGTAAACGCACCCAATCATGGACCCGTTTATTAAATTTACTAGCAGCTTGTGTTGCATTAAACCAACCTTGATTATCAAAAGCTTGATCCTCATCTTCATACTTAATTCTTACAATTGCATTCATTGGTATGCTCCGACTACCCATAAATAAAAGTCACTGGCAAGAAGATGCAATGAGTAGTCGAATGACCATCTTCCTTTCGAACCGTCGCCCTAGCCAGTGGTTGCCTGAGATCAGGCAATAAAAAAGCCCTGCATTGCTGCAAGGCTTATTCTTTCAGTTGAAAAAATGGGTTTTTCTCCATTTTTCCTGTTTTGAAAAAAAGAAAACCTGCCGCTATGGACAGGTTCGTTTAAAAGTAAATCTACTTTATTGGGTGTTTTAGATGCTAAAACCTCTTTTCAATAGCATTAAAAATGCAAAAACCCCGCATATCGCGAGGTCAAATTTAAAGTGGTTTTCTGTTAAGCATAGTCAACACCACTTTAGACAAAATACAGTACAAATGGAGAATAAGTCAATTAACTCTATAATTTAAAATAATATTGTACTGCACAAAATCCTTATCAGTACCCACACGATTTACCTGCCCCTGCAAGCACTCAAGATGACTAGAGGTAAAATATTCAAAATGACCAAGCAAAGCATCACTTAAAACAGTTAAATCTTTCTCTCCTGTATGTGGTCGAGCAAAACACTGGATATTGATAATCCCTGTTCTACGTATGCATGGCGTATCAGTTAAGCCTGAGATGATGCTTGGACCACCAAGAATATTCAGCCGACACCAAACGCCATCCACAGGAACATTAAAATTTGGTGCATTGGGATACTGGATTCTATCTTGAGTAAGGCCTGTAAATAACTGCATCCGTCCGACGATGGCTTGTCTTGCCTGTTCAAGTGTCATTGCCATTTTAGCCACCGTACTTTTGGGAAATAAAGTTAAATGTCGTGCTATATATGCCATGTGGTGCCTGATCTGACCAGCCATTTTCCAAACGCTCAGCATAAGGCTGATTATTCTGTATGTAGACTAGATTGCCCAGCTTAATCCGTACCGCCTGAACTGCAGCATCCTGCACGGCGTTTGTTTCAGGACCACGTTTACCAAAATCACCAGATCCAATAGAAACAATGTGAGATGCACGATATGCACCCGTGTCTACTGGACTGGATACCACTAAAGATTGAATCGTATACATCACAATATTTTTGACATGCGCTTCTGAGTCGCTAACAATCTGTACGGCGAACTCAGTTGGCTTTTTGCCCTTCCATGCCATCCTTCACCTCGCTATATAAATTCCAGATTATAAAAAACCCACTAAAGTGGGTTCGTTGGGATTAAAAATTTATAGCTTTAACTTTACTTTTTAAGGTTGTTAATGTAGCTATTTTCTTATAAGAATCGTCTAGGTTATCGTAAACTTCAGAAAATAAATGTTCTGAAAAATATGGTTTACTTTGCTCATACCTATTAATGCTCTGATTATATTTAAAATGAATGATTAAGTCTCGAATACCATCGGCAGCATTTTTTAGATCAATAAAAGCACTTCTTACTTCTAGGTTTAAGTCTTCACCAGTTTTACTTTGAAATTCATGCTGTGCACGAAAGCTTATAATTTTTCTTTTAACCTCTTCCTCATAGATTTTTAATTGATCTCTATTTTCCATCATTACCATATGCTCTTTCTCGTCAATTTGATTTTTCTGAACTATCCTTTCTAACCTTAATAAAATTGTTAAATATCCCACAATGCTCTCATATATCTGTTGCGCATCATTTTCAATTTTAGATTGATAGTGTTGATCTCTCCAATCACTAAACAAAACAAATGCAGCTACAGGTGCCAAAAATGCAGCCGCAAGAGTTAAAGCATCTTTAATAACATCATATGCCATTGAAGGATTAAACCTATAATTAAAAATTGGATATTCACTTTTTAAGAAAAAAGCAATAACTAAATACCAAAACATACTCCCAAATGTCCAAAAACTAATAGTTTTAATTTTCTTGTTAAGCGTTTTCTTTGCCATATATCCCCCTAATTTAGAAGGATATTAGACCAAGTATTTAAACCTTTCTCAACTGGCATTTCCAGATTGCTTCTGCTGGATCCTGCTGAATATGCATGACTCGAAACTTACCAAGGGGTGTAAACCACACATCATCAATTTTCGGTATCATGGTTACTTCATTCTGCAGAACAACCGCCTTTTTATCTGTGGCCAAGACTCCCAGCGCCTGAATCTCGTATTGATTGTATGAACCAAACAGCACACCACGGCCTGTATAAGTCTGTTTGATCTCTCTATGGGTTTCAGTCAGAGGATCCCAATCAGTTTTGATAATCCGCTCACAGGAAAATGAATGCACAGCATCTGCTAGATCCTCATCAAATGCCTCGGCAATGTCTGCCTGTAGTTCATCACGTAAACCCATTAGATCTTCCTTATAAAGAACACTGAAGAACGTTTAGTGAATGGCTTAATCAGATCCAGAATGTATTGCTCAGTTGCATTCAGCTCTACGAATCCTTCCTGATATTCCTTTTCTGATTCCACCGTATCGGCCTTAACCTTTTTACGTTTTAAGGCCTGTTCCTGACCTTGGTAGAGCTCGCCTTTCATAATGCCCTTAATGATCTCATATGAAGCTGTTTTTAATGCCTTGGGCACTTGAGCCAGATCATCATAAGGTTTCACATTACGGGCGATCAGATAGGTCTCTGCTTTTTGAAGATAATCAGCCTTATCACTGGCAGATAAGGCATCAAAGCCTTGTACATGATCAATCGCTTCCTGTTCAGTGATAAAGCTCATTGCTTATTCCCCTTGCTTCGGCTGAGGAATAAGGGCAATCAATTCAGGCTTAGAAGCTGAGTTCTTAAACTCAATATTAAGATCAGTTAAGTGAGCCTTGATTTGTTCCACCTTCCAGTTTTCATAATCACCTGCTGGTGGACCATCTAAAGGATCAGGTGTTCCCAGACCTTCATTGAGTTCTGCTATACGTGCTGTCATTGCTTCAGGATCATTCATGAATGCAATAAACTCACCTTTTACGCCTGCCAGTTGCTCTTCAAGCTCATTCACTTTTTGTTGTGTCATTTGTCGTTCCCGTGCTCGGTTAAATGATGAAAGTCCCATGAAAGGATCTCCAAAAAGAAAAGGCGGTTAATACCGCCTTTATTTGACCTTATGTTTAAACGCCACAATACGAATCTGCTTTGGATCGTATACGCGCTCCCAGTTACTTGCCGTTGAAAGGCCGCTATTGTTAGGTGCAATGCCCATTGCTCCCGACCATTTAATCCCACGAGGATGCAGAACAAAATGACGGCGGTTAATCAGAATGTCTGAGCCAGCTAAGCTGTCACGATCTGTTTCCACGCCTACTGGCGCTCCAATATCCTGAAAACCAATTGCACCTTGACCAAACAAGAACGAGGTAAATACATCACCATCGACAGGCATACCATCATCGACAATGACACGGCGATCCATAAAGGTTTTATAAAGCACCACACCATCTGCATCACGAACGGTTTCGATCAGACCTTGTTTCGCCAATGCAGCCATCGTTGCCGAATGCATAGCAATTGCAGTCAATTTATCAACCGCATCACCCAACTTATATGAAGCATCGATAAAAGAAACACCATCAATCACTGCAGCAGCACCGGCACCAGCTGAAATATCGTGAGTATTACTGGTCATACTGGCAGAACTGAACACACCTTTAAGCGTATTCACTGTGAAACCTTGGAACTCTCGTGCCCAGTAATCTGCAACCAGATCACCAACGGCACCCAATGGATCATCACCAGACAAAGCCTTGGCAAGGTCATTGGCACCCCAAGCTTTACCACGAGCATGTAAAATCGCAATATCCTGTCCCGCTGCAATGTTATTCACAGTTAAGGCCTGATTATCTGAAAGGACTTCAGATTCACCGTCCAAGTCGTTCCAGAATGGAATATTCACTGTAGAGCCGCCTTGGGTACCGAATGCCACCTCTACATCCAGTTCACCAACAATACCGGACTGCCATAAAGCAGATTTCTTGGTGGTTTTATTTAAAACGTACTGAGTGAATAGCTCAGGTACGATTACATCAGCAATTTTTGTTTCAGCCATGTGGCCTTCTCCTTAAAGTTTAATACCATGTTTTGCAGCAAGCTCTTTGGCTAACTGCGGGTTTTCATTTCGTAATTGCGCGAGTTTGGTTAAGTTCACCGAGCCATCAGCTTTAGTGATGTCGATCTGAGCTTTTGTATTGGTGCTACCTGGTGAACCTGAACCATTTGCTTTTGGCCAGAAATAAGGTTTTTTCTCGCGTAAGGTTTCAACCCATTCCTTAGGTGACAATGGCGTCTTACCATCTTTCCCAATAACAACGTCGCCGTTTGTATCAACTGCGACAGCCTTTCCGTCTTCATCGAGTACAAATTGGGATTGAGCTAGGAATGCGATATCTGCGGTTGCTTCGGGTAAGGCTTCAAGCTCGACAGCAGCTTGTACAATTTGACCTTGAACGACAGATTGCTTGAACTTATTGGCATAGGCTTCGGCCTTATCCGCACGTTCTTTTTCAGCATTCAGTAACTTGTCATGTTGTTCACGCATCTTCTCAGTACGCTTTTGAATGACTTCACCGACTTTGCCTTCAGCAATTAATTTCGCATCTTCATCGAGCTCCAATTGGGCAAACAGCTTTTTGACAATTTCAGGATCAATCCCTTCAAACTGTTTTTGTAGCTTCTGGAGTTCTTGCTTCGCATTCTTGGCGGCATCACGCTCGCTTTGTAATGCAGTCTTCAGACCTTTCGGATCTTCGTAACCATCCAGATCAAGGCGAAACTTCCCGTCTTCCTCGACATATAAGCCACGATGTTCCTCTTTGATTTGGTCCATTGAATCCACAATAAATGGTAATGACATGTTCAAACCTCTCGTTTGATTTGTTGGCCTTTTCTTAAGGCAATAAAAAACCGCCCGAAGGCGGTGTGTAAGTAAATGCGATTATTTCAGCGCTAAAATAATCGCGATAATTATGAGTCCTATGACTAATCCAAAATTGGTAATCGCTTGCATTAGTCCTGCTCGATCGGCACCTTTCTCACTCATTTTTCCATCTACCTTTAATGTGGATATAAAAAACCACCCCGAAAGGTGGCTTTGATTAGATTAAGTATGATTTATGAACCACTATCCACTTCCGCTTGGTAATGATCTTCCTGCTTTTTACTAAACTCTAATGAATCCTGAATCATGCCCTCAGTGATCTGAAAAAGCCTAGTCAGTTCTTTAAATACGGATTCAGGTACGTTATACACCTTACCCACATATTCAATAACTCTCTCTTGCTTACACTGAATTGCCCCAAGCATCGCAGCTACATCTGAAATCTGTTCATAAGCCAGTGCATAACCATCCGCAACATCGCTTGCATCATAGGCTTGATTTTTAATTCCTATCTGTATCATACTGTTCATAGTTACATTCCTTATGTAGCAAACCAAAAGCCCTTTGATTCCGCCAAGTTTCGTGAGGGCTTTTTTATTGCCTGAATTATGCATTGTGATTTCCTAATAGCTTTGAAAGCTTGGTCAGTCCCTTTGGTGTTACTCTCACCTGCTCTGTGATTTTATTTGAGCCATCTCCACGAGTGATTTCAGTTACCTTGTGTTCTAAGTAACCTGACTGTACTTTTTCTTGGTAGCCCAAGTAATGTGCTGAGCCTGTGCGTTTATAAATCCACTGTTTTTGATTCAGCCATAAGATCAGATCTTTTGGTCGCATTTGTAATGCTTTCGCTGTATCTGTTAGGCATAAGCTTCCATCCGCTGTCGCAATACGATCGAAAGCTTCAACTGTTGGCTGCATAACCTCTACCTGCTGTTCAAGCTCAATGACTTTTTCTGAATATGTCAGTAAGGCATTTCGTAAAGCATGTGGGTCTGCCAGTAGTTTCATTGGATCAATTGGTTTAGCAACTTGAGCCTCTAGCTCTTGCCAACGGTCTACTAAGCGAGCTGTAAACTCTGGGCAAAGTTGAGCAACGACAATGATGCTGTCTCGTTTACCTTGTTCACCCGCGAAAATATAGATTTTAGGGATCACTCCATTTGCAGATTTAAGCCCATCCTCAATTTGAGGTTGGGAAATAACCCGTGTATTAACAAGGGATTCTATTGTTCGTTTTACATTGTCAGCTCTTTTATTAACAAGCTCCGCAATATCAATGTGAGTCATGGATTGCGTTTGTATTGGTAAGATAGCATTCATACTTTGGTCTCTTTCGCTGGATTAACCATTAACTCAACGGCCTTATTGATTAGATAATTCATTGAGCGTTCTTCTTGCTGAGATTTTTCTTTCAGCTTCCTATGTAAGTCAGCATCAAGCCGACCTTTGATATATACAAATTCTCTAGATTTCATTTTTGCTCCATATGCCACATTTTGTGGCATTTAATTAATATAGCCACACTTTGTGGTAATGTAAATAAGTTAACTAAAATATTTGCCACATTTTGTGGCTTTCGAGGTCATTCATGAGTAACCAAGCTGATCACACCATCGTTCGATTACGTGTTCCGCCTGATTTAAAAGAAAAAATTGAAAAATCTGCTGAAGAAAATAATCGTTCACAAAGTGCTGAAATGGTTGACCGACTTGAAAAATCATTTAGCAACCCATTAGCTAAAGAAGATCCTAAAAAAATGCTTGAAAGACTTGATACAGTTATTGGAATTATGGAAGCTCAAGATCAAACTATTAAAGCCCAAAGTGAAACGATATTAATTCTAAAATCAATGTTAGATGACTTACAAAGCTCAACAACTCAAGCTGTTGAGTTACTCAAGAAAAAAACACCATAAGGTGCTCAAAAAATTTATATAAAAGTTTATGCTGGTTCAGGTTCGCCTTTATCATCATCATTTTTTTTCTTTTTTATTGATGAGATTTGTAGAGAATGATTTACTTTATAAAAATCTGACGAAGATAATTTCATTAACTCTTGTGTCGGTAGTGTAGCAGTAATCATGTCCTGTAATGGTGTCAATGACTTCATGATTTCTTGCAATGGTATCGATGACTTCATGAGTTCCTGCAACGGTAACAATGACTTTATATGGTCTTGTAAGTGAGATGATAGCTTTATTGAATCAATTTTATCTTGGAATGCTTCTCTAGCAATTTCATAATCTTCCAATGAAATAAAATGATCTTCTTTTTCTGCCTGATCTCTTTGTTCTTGTGCTTGTTTAAGTAAATTGTAAGCAGCTTCGATTTCTTTGAGCTCAGCTTTATCTTTAAATAGTTGATCTATTTCTTTCTCTAATTCATTGATTTTTAATTGATGTAATTCAGCAGATAACTTTCTGTTTTTTTCCAAAAAATTGTTTATTTTAATTAATTCGCGGAGTGAATTGACGAAACTGCCCATTTCATCAGCACTGCCTGCAATCCTGTTAAAAATATTAAGAAATTCCTGCAAATAAGGATTATCTGAAAAGCTTGGATAGCGTACCTTATGATCTATCTCACTCCACCCTTCTTCAAAAATAGTTCTCGTTTGAATCTCACAATAAACCTGTTGCCCATCTATTTTTGTAGCTGGAACAATATAATGAATTGACCTGTAACCTTTATCATGTTCCTCTGTTTTACAGTCTGTGTAATCTTTATATTTTGTTAAGTCATCTCCATTACGATAAAAAATAACAACATCTTCATGTTGTTCCCATTTAGCTAAGATATGGTTATGTACAATTTCCCAGTCATTCTTGAATAAGTAAATCGCTCTTACTCCAACCAAGTCTGAAATAATACTTTTATAATTATCTTTTGATATTGAATTGTATTTCTCAGATACTGTCGTGGCTTCCCACTTACGAATAATTTTCTCAACTAAATGACTAGTATCTTTAATACGGGAACGAACTGTATGGACCCCCTTACAGCGTTGTAACTTATTCGCAATATAACTAGCTTCATCTAATAGATCATTTTTATGATTTTCATAGTCTTGAGCTATTTGAATAAGAATCTCAGCATCTCTTTCTAGTTTTTCGAATCGCTCTGATTTAATCCCCATATCTATTAAAAAATTTTTATGTTCTTCAGATAAGTCCATTTATTAATCCAAAAATTTGTAACTATAGATAAATATTGCATATTTCAATAATAGTTATCAAGGTGATTTTGCTGTTGAAAACTTTATAAAACACTCTTTCAAGTGGTCTTATATAACAATTGATGTAGCCTTTTAAAAAGTATTCCTATTATTAGCTACTTCATCAAGAAGTTCCGATGTCCGTCTAGTGTTCTGTTGAATTTTAAAAATTACGACCCAAAATTCCGACATAACGCGGACAAGGATTGAACCAAAAACCAGAATAAGAATACCAATAAATATACTTTGGCCGCCTGCTACCTCATGTGAAGCTATATTTGTCCCTGATCCAGAATTAAGAATAAATGCCAAGCCTACTATCCAAACCGACAAAAGCATTAGCCAGTACATAACTGTAATTATTTTTGTAGACAAAACAGCATCTAAGAAAAAAATATTTTTCATTTCCACCCCTATTAATAATATTATGATCGCAAAACAATCCAACTATATGGAATCTAAAATGAAAAAACTACTTCTAATCACTTTTTATTTAATTGGGGCTAACGCTTGGGCTGGGGACTGTAGCAAGACAAGTAATTCATTTGAAATAGAACAATGTATGGCTGAAAGTGTTAAATCACTAAAAGCAAAGTTAAATAAAACTTACAACAAGGTTTACACACAAACTGAAGCAAAACCTCAACTCGATGCCGCTCAAAAAGCATGGATAACTTATCGTGATTTACAATGTGCGGATTTTGTTGACGCTGACTCTAATCATAGTCCAGCATCGAATTCTATTTCATTAGCCTGCCAAACAGACTTAATTAGCCAAAGAATTGACTATTTAAAATCTCTACAAGAATAAACAGCACGTACTATAGCTATTATCAAAGGTGTAAGCCATTGAAATTCCCTTAGGGATTGTTTTTCAATGGTTACGCCTTAGTGTTTATTATTCGAGATAGACCGACAAATCTATGCGCCAGAATCATCATTTCTATTTAAGATATTAATCAGATTCCAGCGTTCTAATCGTAACACTGGTAAATACATACTTATCTGGTCGATCGATCTCAGACACATCAGTAAAGTTCAGGTAAATATCACGAATATTTACCCCTGTTTCAATCTCAAACTTATTGACTAACTCTGCAATCTGATTGGTCAAAGCCTTTTCTAGCTCTTCCTTTCGCGAACAACATTCGGCTATTGATACCTTTAACATAGTAAGTACCTCTACGTTTGTTAAATTCCAAGCTCCTTAAATTTTAGCTCATCTAGCTTTCTAAGATGTTCTAGTGTGTAAAGCTGGCCATCAGGATCAAAGAACTTGTCAAAATCGAATTTACCCTCTTTATAGAGCTTGTACCGTTTCGGGCCTAACCACTCTTTCTGAAAGAAATCATCAGTCTTCTTAAAAAACGCTTTGAAAGTTGTGTTTGCATCTATCTGGCCGATCAGTTGCTCGCGTTCATCTTTAGGTATGTCTTTTACTCGACGCTCATCCATCACGAATGGACGTTGGCCAACCAACAGACCATCTTTATCGACGGGTACTAAAATACTCCGACAATTAGGATGCAACGGCGGTACACGCTTTGCAGGATCATTGATCGCCCATACCGTACCATCTAGAGACGCACAAAGTTTTGATGTTCTCCCATCCAAGGTAGCAACCAGTTTCACATATTCAAAACCGAGCTGAGTAAAACTATCTTGGTAAGCTTGATTCGCTACATGGCTGCGTACAGTTCTCACCGTCCGATCGATATCAGATTTGTTTGTATTTAGTAGCCCATCCTCATAATTCTGACGTTTGGTACCACGGATGCGCTGAATGATTTCCTGATTGGTCTTGCCACTGCTGATGCCATCTCGAATTGCATATTCAACCTTTTGCCGAACACTTTCAGCAATCTTAGACAGTAGATCATCTACCAAAGCCCCACCAATTAACGGCGTTTTCTTGGCTGAAGAATAAAGCTTATTCCCGTTTGGCTTTTTGATCTTACCGCCGTAAAGCTTAGCAGTGTAAGTCGCTTCATAAACCGCCAAAGCTGTAGCAGAAACGGCAAATGCTTCTGGTAAAGATGAACTTAAACTGGCAAACCATTGTGAAATAAGATCTCGAATCTCTTTAAGATTGGTTGTGGTATATAGCCCACCCGCTAAAGCCACCTTCTCAGCATCATTTAATTCATCCAGCAGATCTCGAAGCTTTGAAAGCATCGCATCTGATTCTGAATTAAATAACCTGGTTAATTCATTCACCGATTGAGATGAGACTCGATATAAATATGCCTGGTGCTGAGTGAGTACCTCAATCAATTTTTTTTGATTGTTTGAAGCCATTTAGCCCCCTTATAACGGCAGACTGTTTCGCTCATCCTCAACTCGGTCAAGTTCCTCTTCGTATTCATGCGTTGGAAGCTTGCCAGTAGCGATATATTCCCAATAGGTTTTAAATGAATTTTTGCCTGCAAGCGCACCTTCATATAGTTGCTTGGCCAAGTTGATATCGTATTGCTGGACAATAAAGTCTGGTTCAACCGTAAAAGCATATTTAGATGGATCTAGCTTGAGCCACTGAGCCGCATATTTAATGGCTTGCTCAATGGCCTCTGCTGCACACATTACGATGCTGTGTAAGCTTGCATGCTGATCATCCTGACGTGCACGGCGGGCTTCACCAGATTCCTGAGTATTGGTATCAATGACTTTAGCCCCTGCTTCCAATGCAGAGTTTTTCTGGGCATCCATTTCCTTTTTGGTCATATCAATCCCATCACCAGAGATTTCAAGATAGCCACAAGTCGAATCCTTAGGTAAATCCCATACGGCCATTACGCCAGTCACACTGATATCCGAATCATCATCCAAACCACTAATCCATGGCTGGGGATGCGCTGTATGGTGTAAAGACTGGAAATAATCAGCACTCAACTGGTAATACTTCAGTGCAGCTTTAGCCATTGTCAGTAATGGTACCGAACCCACATCAGGTGAATTGTCAGTGGTACCGCAGAAGACAAACGGGGTAAAAGAAAGTCGGTTACCACCTAGATCAGGCGTCTTATCTTCTGGTATTGCTCCATCAAATAAGCGTACAGTTAAAGCGCCGTCTTGCATGGACAGGACCCGGTGCACAGTTTTAGTTTCATGACCAAACTCATCGTTGCTGTTATCAAACTGCTCCTCGAGCACCAGAAGCTTTAGATCTTTACGGCCGCCGATGCTGTTCTCCTTCCAGTTGATAATTGACAGCGCATCGTACAAAGCAAAGTATGGGACACCGTCAGCATCTACATCTACCAATAAGCCACAGCGCCCGTATTCAAGCAGTTCTAGGGAAATTCGAATAAAAAGTTGTTTAAGCCCAAATCCATCATTGGTGGCGTTATTAATCAAACCAGTGAGAAGATTACTTTCTATCACAATGTCCGGCTCAAGCTTTGATACCAAGCCAATCATGGTATGTAATGAATCCTGAATCCATAACGGATACTGGGCACGATTCACATAGGCTTTATAGATCTCACCTGCAGTATCTCCCTGCTTCTCAGCTTCAATCATTCCTGCTGATTTAGGCAAATACCGAACAGCAGCTTGCTTAATTTCTTCTTCACCAGCAACAGCATCGCGCATCAACTGCCAGCTTTTTTGTGCAGCAATATACTGCGGATGTTTATCAGTCACTGCCATAAAAACACCATAAAAAAAGCACCTTTAAAGGTGTGTTGGTTAAGCCATTCCTCGGATCCTGCGCATTCCCACAGATTTTTTGTCAATTGGGAATAAATAAGCGATTGGATAGGTTCCTGCATCATTCATGTGGTCAAAGCCCGACTTCTTATCTGGCTGGCCATAATCATCATAGATCTGACGTTCCAGACATTTAGCGAAGTGCGGGCACTTAGAAACATTCACGAATAATCGACGCTCAGACAAGGTATTGCAAAGCATGCCATTCATTGAATTGATTCGATCCTTCACAGCTGGGTTTCTGCTGTTGACGTGGACCTTAAATCCAGCCTTTCTGAGTAGTGCCAGATCCGTTTCACTGGCATTGCTCGACTTACGATTCTCACCTGAGGCATCCGGATAAACACCCACCTCATGATCAGGATAGCGTTCCTGTATTGCCTCAATCATTGCTGGGGTATCAAACAGATTTACAAACTCATCAACCGCATGCATCTGCTCACCACGGCGCACATAGACCACAGCTGCCATCTTAGTGACGTTAAAGTCCATCCCGATGTGCAGTACTTCATTCGGCTTAACCGTCTCACTCGATGCGCTTAGCGTTCGATTAAAGCAATAGAAGATAACGCCCTGATAACTTTCAAAGCTTGCCTCGTATTCCTGACTGAATGTCTTAGGATCCATTTTGCGTTTAGCAACAATGATCTCGGATTCAGGGATATTCCCACCTTGAAGTGAGGTATATGAAAAGCTTCTACAATCAGGCTCATGTCCAGGCTGGCCATCCATGAATGTGTCATAGCAATGATTAAAGCCTTTCGGCGTCCCGATCCTTAATACATGTCCTCCGACACGTTGTTCGCCGTTGATCATATATTTACAGGTTGAAAGCATCAGGCGAAGTACTTCTTCCCATGCCGCCCACTTACAGTCAGCCCATTCATCAATAATTAAGAAGAATAAGCCAGAACCACGTAGATCATCATAGTTGTCCAGACCAACCACACGGATAACATGCCCACTTCTTAAAGTAATTGAACATTCGGTTTCATTGGGCTTGCCTGCACGCCATGATGCAGGAACCGCCTGTTTTAATCGTTTCCAGAAAACCCGCTTGGCTTGCTTGAATGTAGGTGCTGCATACCAGATCTCATCTTCAACTGATACTTTCCATTGTGCTGCCAGTCTTGCTGCCCTGCGCATCTCTGCTTTGGCCAAGAATGTTTTACCAAAACGGCGGCCACAGACCGCATCACGAAACCGCGCTTCTTTTTGCCAGCCCCATAAATAGATATTGGCTTGCTTAGGCGTTAACTGAACTGAACCTTCAGGAGGATTAAAGAATTGGCTCATCTGGTATCTCCTCATCAGGATTCAGAACAATTTTGTAGTCTTCATCAGGTGGACGATGCTCTGGTGGATTCACTTCACGCTGCAGCTTCTGAAGTTCTAACTTTTTTATCTCAAGTTCTACATCGGCTTTGGTCTGAGCTTTTTCAACGCTGTTGGCAGTTGGTGATTCCTGACGATTGGTAAACAACCCACCCATTTCTTTTGCTGCTTGTTCCGCCCATTTAGGGGTTAATACCGGGTTATCGGGGAATTTCTCTACGAGCTGTTGTAATAGCTGTAAACGGTAACGTTTATTAGCTATCGGGATTGCTTCAAGTTCATCATTGGCCAAACGGCGATATTCAAAAAACTTATCTCGTAATTCCTGGCTTAGGTCTTGCCCTGTTCTTTTGGTGGGATCATATGCTTCACACTGTTGAGGGCTAACCTCAATATTGAAAATATCTTTAACTGATTTGGATGTTTGGGTAGGAGTTTCAAACTCGGCAAGCATCCTAACGATGAACAGTTTCACCTTTTTGGTAATACGTGCCATTTCAACCATTCCATCCAAGTACATCCAAGAAGAATGGCAAAAAAATTTAAACCACTCTTAGAAAGCAAGTCCCACAGGCATGATAGATATCAGCCTTCGCCACAGTTGGCCGTTGGTTTGCAGCATTCACCATTTCTTGTACTTCCTTATTAGCACCATAACGGCGTACTACGCCCGTGAATTCTTCTACGTCATGCCCTTGTATCGTTAACTTAGGCTTACCCGTTTCGCGGTTATAGGATGGAATTCCCCATTCATCTTTTTTATGGGCGATATGATAAAGCTCATGTTCAATCAAAGCGCAGAAATCAACATCATTTGCATACTGGGCATAAGTCGCATCAATTGTGATTAAGTAATCAGGTAAATCATTGAACCATTGATAAAGCTGTTCTTCCTGCCGTTCTTTCTTCCATCCACTCGCATTAATCATAATCTTTTCAGCTTGGCCAACCACAAAACGACCTTGTTTCTGAAATCCACCTTTAGCCCACATCACGGCGATCTGAGGATAGTAGAACGCTCCTAAATGGGCATGATCAGGGTTAAAAAGCTTATGTTCAGGGTTTAGGAAAATAGCCTTTATCCATCGCCATAATTCTGGTGCCGGCGCAAAGTTTGGTGTGTCTTGGGCAAAGATCCATTCTGGTGGGTATGGACGTTGCTGAATTACAAATCCGACTTGGTTCATAAATTTTACCCATTAAAAAAGCTACATTAAGTAGCTCATGGTATATATTTCCTAATATATCAATTAGTTAAAAGATATATTAAAATTAATATAAGTTCAAATTATTTAATTGGTTTGATTTCTTTAGCTATGGCCTCCAAGCATTCACGATCACCCCCAATAATATATTTATTTGAATTTAATATCATTTTATCATTTAAATTCTTAATGGTTATCTCGTTTAGAGAAAGTACTTCAGATGACAAAAAACTACCTGAGTCCAGTGGAAATAAAAAACGCTCAAACATAAACAATTGATCAATAGTACCATCATGATAAACAGGGTTATCGCAAGTGATTATGCCTTTATCATCAAAAAAATAACCTGAAACTTTATTTCCATCAAATATTCTAAATGTAAACAATGGTAAAAAATAATATTGTAGAATTTTTCTAGTATTTTCGTTAGACCGCTTTTTATATAAAAATTTTAAAGTCTTTTTATCAAAAGAAATAAGTTCTTTAGACTTAACATGTGATTTATCATAGAGATCTAAAACATTATCTATAAGTTTCAAAGCAAGCAAATTTTGTTTAGGGTTGCGCCAAAACATTATTGAAATAAACAATTTTAAAATAAATTGGACTTCCTCAACTTCTTCTATAAATTTTTGAAAATCCCCTTTATTAATCTGTTCCAACGAATCTAGATGTTTTAGCAATTCAGAGACTTTCCCCTCAAAACCACCATAGAACCTCTCTAACTCAGCATAAGCTTCGCCTTTAAATACTAATGTATTTAAATGAGGTATATAACAAATTCTAGCAGGTGTCGTTTCCTTAACAATATAATTACTATCCTTTAAAATAACATATAATTTGCTTTCTTTAGAGAAAAAACGTTGCTGATAAGACTCATGCACGTAATGATGTTTAATTGGATTGTTCATTTCAACTATTTTTTAATTAAGCGACAAATTAAATCTAGTGGACAAAAATATTAAAATCAATCATAAATTCAATAAAACAATTTAGACACCTTAAAGAGTATTTAAATTTAGAATAAACAATTCTGATTTCAGTCGTTAGCATCAATATAAATCAGTTACTTCCACTTAAGCATTTTAAAAACCTACTTCAAAGAATTTTAAAAATTCCAATAATATAATTTTGAAAATATCTTAAAAAAAGCCCACCTTTCGATGAGCTTTAACTTCCGTGATCTACTTAAACTTCGACCACTATAACGTAAAAATAGCATTTGCCCTGCGCAGGGTCAAGTAATGTCTTTAAAACATAAAATTAGCATATAATCAGCAGCATGAAAAAATTAAGCGTTGTAGCGGCAGTAATTATCCATGAAGGAAAATATTTGTGTGCACTTAAGGGTGAACATAAGTTTCCGTATTTATCGCATAAATATGAATTTCCAGGTGGCAAAGTAGAATCTAATGAAACAGCCGAACAAGCGCTGATACGTGAGATCAATGAAGAGCTGAATCTGGCCATTGATGTAAAGAGTTATCTTTTAACTGCTGAGCATTCTTATCCAGATTTCCAGATTGAATTAGCCACCTACTTATGTGAATCCAAGACCATTGATGAATTGGTAATGCATGAGCACCAAGATATCAAGTGGTGTCATATTGATGCGCTGATACAACTGGATTGGGCTGCTGCCGATCTACCTATTGTCCAATATTTACTAAATAACAAGATTTAAGCATGACAAAAGATTTTAAAACTTTAAAGCCTGATACCGTTCGTTCTAGATAATGCAGGACTTTGTGAATATTTTGGTTGTTCACCACAAGGTGGAATGCGCAGGTCTCTTAAAACAAAAACTTTAGTGATCATTTCGAATCACGTTGAATCCATCTATGAAGATAGATGGATTGGTGATGAGCTTCATTACACAGGCATGGGACAAGTTGGAGACCAAGAACTTAAAAGCCAGAATAAAACGCTTGCAGAGAGCCATACTAACGGCGTTTCAGTTCATCTATTCGAAGTATTCACAGATAAAGAATATATTTACCAGGGCCCTGTTACGCTTATTAATGATCCCTATCAAAAAGTTCAACCGGATGCGAATAAGCAAGATCGTACTGTATAGATCTTCCCTCTTAAGCTATTAGATACTCGTACAACAATTAGCGCTGAGACTATCGTTAAAGCGAGTCAGAAGAAACAGCGTAAATATAAAAGAAAATCGACTGAGCAACTTATCGCAGATGCCAAAGCCTCAGCACAGACAGAAGTCAGCTATCGTAATACCCAGACTAAATATTTCATCCGTTCAGATTCGATCGCTCAGTTAGCAAAACGTTTGGCCAATGGTATTTGCCAGCTATGTGAACAGCCTGCTCCTTTCAAAGATTCAAATGGCGAGCCCTACCTGGAGACTCACCACATAGAATGGTTAGCACATGGCGGTGCTGATACCGTAGAGAACACTGTTGCACTTTGCCCAAATTGTCATAAGAAGATGCATATTGTGAACGCTGAGGCTGATCGATTAACGTTAAAATACAGAAATCTTATTTTGTCTAATCTACAGATCAAATAAACACCCTTAAATTCCAACCTGATTTTATTTTTAACATGAAAAACATAGATTTAAATACAATTTTAACATTAAGCGTCACGTACTTTGTTTCTGCTTTTTTGGGATATCATTATATTGCTGGAAGAGCCTACATTGAGGGCATTACGCTTAATACTGGTATCACTTACTCTTTTTTGGGTTTTGATTTTAGTGATTACTTTTTTTACGGATTTCTTCATAGCTTTCATCTATTGCTATATATTCCATTAATAATAGGTTTTATTTGGTTCATTATCGTTTTCAGAAGAGAAATTAAAAATTCTAAAAAAGATGATGATGAAGCAAAAGCAAATAAGTTATGGAAATTAGAAACACATATGATTTTCATGTTTACAACTGTTGGAACTATTATTCTTTTACTTTTAATACCACTAAAACATTGGATAAGCCTTCAAGAAGAGGGGCATAAAACAAAAATTAGAAGCATTTCGGATAGTATCGACTATGTCGTTAAAGACAAAGAAAAATTCTTTACTTTGATATGTGGCAAGGATCGCTGTCTATATGCCAAAAAGGATCTAAGTGGGTTTTACAATACCAAAAAAGATGAATATGAAACTTTCATATTACAACCTTATACAATTATAAATTATAATAACAACTCAAAAAACCAATATGCATATTTATTATCAAAAGAAAAACAAGGTCAAGATAATCTATATATATTTCAGATAGATAAAACCAATTTAAGTAATTTAAGAGATATTTCTGTTTTGCTAAAGGCAAAAACTAACAGCAGCAAAAACTACTCTCCTACTATTAGTAAAAACTCCACATTCCTTAATACCCTATATCAAGAAAATTCAGGAGTCTTCTTTGTAGGTTTTTCAATCTCAGTCACAGAAGAAGTAGATTTTCTATATATAAATTATGACTATACAACTGATTGAGGAATCATAATATTAGTTTTTTAGAAAATTCTTTACTTATACTCCCCTAATTCAATATGTAAAAGCTTTAAGGGATTAAAAGTATCACAAAATGCTTAATCTACTTTTTCCGATTTATCAAAATTATAAATTGGGAAATATACCGCATCAAAACCATTCTGAGTAAAAAAGTTACTTATCCAAGATCTTACAAAAGGATAAGCAGCTTGCGGCGCTAACACTCGAGCTAAATCTGTATTACCAAATCCATCTTCAATTAACTTATTGGTTTTGAAACTACATATTAATTTTATAGCAAAAATACCACTATCGTCTTCGTCCTCTTCATCTCCTTGAGACAAATAAACTGATTTATCAATCCGAATTTTAAAAAGTATAAAAAAGTTATCTTCCTTATCCGCACTAGCTGGAGTTACAACATCAAATTCTATCGGAGGAAAATTTTTATTATCATCTTCTTCAAATGCATATAAATACTCCATCATTTTTTCACTATGCCTAAACACAACTTGAGGAGCTTTTACATCTAAAAATCTGAATTTCATATATTTTTCTCAACTATCTTTATTATAAATTTACAACCATACCAACTTTTTCATAGCTACATTGATTATTCAAATCAGGTAACCACCCATAACCAAAATCAAAATCCAGAGCATCTCTATGACTAGATCTTTTTTTGCTATGGCTTTCTTTAACTAAACTATGTATTGCTTCCCATTCATGTTTTATAGAAACATTGAAAATGTCATGAATATAATGATTAATTAACGTTTGATAATCTGGTTTGATCTCTAATATAGATAGGTAATGGCTATCTCTAAAAAGTTTATTACTTGAAATATTATGTCTACTTTCAAATTGATGCTTATTATCATCAAACAGTTTAATAAATACTGACAAATTATTTGAAGAGTAATATTCAACAATATCATCAGAAAAATCATTAAAAAAACCTAAAGTCTCTAATTCAGACTCTGCTTTTTTTAATCGATTTTGTAATTCATCAGGTGTAAAAGAAGATAACTTTTCATAAAAAAGTCTTAGCAATTCTTGATTATCCATAAAAACACCTTTCATTTATGAGAGCTTTTGTAAATTTGAAATAACGCTTTTATCTCGAACAACAAAACATGATTGTCTATCAATATTTAAGAACTCAAAAGTTCTAGATAGTCTTTGTCTAAAACTTGTTGGTGCTTGCGTTTTTACTCTAATCACGAGAATATTAGAATTACGAATTTCTTCAACCATTTTAATAAATGCAAGCATGATAGCAGAGCTATTTATCCTAGCTTGCTTATCATTATTAGAAGCAGTATTCAATTGTTTACTCTTTTGGATAAACACACTAAACATTTGACTAATACTCATTTCCTCGAAATCTAAAATTTGAGACTCATCCGATAGAGTAATATCTGCTTCTAAGATCGATAAACTTGAATCATTAGCAGAATTAAAAAATCTAATCCTATCTTCATAAAAAGACTCACTTAACTCCCTAGCCAATGTTCTAATTTCGGGTTTATCTTTTGATGACTCCCAAAAATAAACACCTACTCCATGACGACCACAGCTATCATTAAAACCTGATCTTAATATTTGATCAGCATAGGTTCTACAGGTAGCATGCATACCATTATAATCTAAAGCCATTATATTTCTTATGCAATAAAGTTAACGAAATTTTGCGTTTTATAACATAAAAACATGATCTCTAAAAGAAAAATTTAATAAATCCATATCCACAATACAACGCATCTTGTCTGTCATCATTATGAGTATATTCTTGATTGACCATCTCAGACCATGACGGCCCACGAAAGTAACGAACAACCACAGCATTTGTCAGCGTTTCTCTGATTATTTTTCGTTAAAATCCAAACATTAAAAAGCCCATCTTATGACAGGCTCTAATTTTTTAACATTTATATGAATCTTCCTGCGCCTTGCTAAACTCTAATGACTCTTGAATCAGTCCATCCATGATATTAAAAACACGTTTCATTTCTTGGAATACTGAGTCAGGTACATCGTAGACTTTACCGACATACTCAATGTTTTTGTCACATAGATGACGAACAGCGCCAATCATAGCTGCTAGATCTGCAACCTGCTCATAAGCCAAAGCATAGCCATCTGCAACATCACTGGCATCATATGCTGTAATTGAAGTTTTTTTAACTCTAGTCATTTTTAGTACCTACCCATGATATTTACGCTGGGTTTACGTCAGACCATGCAATTACAGTCTTAATCAAATACTACCTCATAATGAGGTAAAATCAAGCATTAATTTGCTTGTCTAAAGAACTCATTAAAGCATCTAAAGAGTGGTAACCTAATTTTTTAGCACGAAGCTCAAACATATATATCGTCCATGCTGATTGACTAGGGCTTGCATCCCCTTGCTCCCATTTTTGATAAGTTTTTAAACCTATGCGGCATAGATGAGCTGTTTTAGCTTGTGTAAAACCAGTTTCTTCCCTTAACTGCTTAATTTCATTAGCTGCTGGAGGATGCCAATCTTTTATCGTCATTTCTTGATTTAAACCTTTTACTTAAGTAACTAAGTAAGTAAGTGCTTACTTATTAAAACTAGCCTTATTACACCATAAAATTACATAAAAACTAATTTTAAAGTAGGAAAAACTAACTTTAGTTAGTTTTCTTAAAGGGGGTATATCTTTTTCTTAAAAGGTTTAAGAAATTTGCTTAAACCCCAAATTTATTCTTTATAGTTTTAAGCTAAAACGCTATAAACCCATACCGACAATGCAACGCAGCCAAACCACATTTAACGTCTTGTCTGGCATTGTTTTGAGTGCGCTCTTCATTGGCCATTTCAGACCATGACTGGCCTCTAAAGTAACGATCAACCACTGCATCTAACCATTCATCCATGATTTCACTTCGGCCAAACATATCCAGTATGAGACGTTGTACAGCGCGAGCTTCATTGTCATTGATCTCACAAGTGGTCTTATTGCGCTTTGGTCGTGGTGGCTCGTAATCATTGGAAATATAGTCAGCAATAACTTGATTACGTTTCTTCTTCGTCAGCTTTTTGGTTCGTCGCGTTTTGGCAGCGTTATCCATCGCCACCGCAATTGGATTGATACTCTGGCCACATGGACCAGTGTGACTATAGAGCCAAGCACCGAATTGGTAGAGCCAGCCTTCTAAATCGAATCGTGACCAATCAATTGCCTGCATGATATGCATCTTTTCAATCACCAATGTCATTTTGTACCTCTTACCAATTGCTCTATCTGTTGAACTGCTAAACCTGATTTCACTTGTTGTGTACTGAACCGTAAAACCTGAAATCCTAAAATTGCTGCTGCGTTGTATTTTTCCATGTCACCGATATAACCAGTACCACGTGTATGTCTTCCGCCTGACCAGATCCCACCTTCAACCTCGATCAAGATCTTGGTATCACTGATCAGAAAATCTGCCCGCCATTTGCGTGTTGGGTGAAACTTGTATTCATGTTCAAAGCCGATGCCTAAGGCTCTTAAATCTCGCATCAGGATTAATTCGCCTTCACTTGGTTCCTGTTGCTTAGGTTTAACTCTAGGTTTGCTCTTCCTGTTGGCTTTAGGCTTGACCAGTGATTTATATTCGGCAATGCTTAATCTCATTGATCGCTACTCTCATGGTGTATGGCTCTCAGTCTTAGAGCGCTACGTTGACATCGTAGAGGTCTTGTATTTATTCACACCACTGACCTGTGCGAGTAAATCCGCAGGACATGGCACGCCTTTGTGATTCCGAGCCTTAGGTTCAGCAATCGTTTTCTTCGGAATCCACATCACCTGAACGCGTCCAGCTTTTTGTGCTTGCGCCAGATAGTCCTGATAAATATCGACGAATGCCTTGTGTGCCGCCCGCTGTGATTGATTGGCCAGAATGTACTGCACCTCATCCAGACATCGCTTTGCCAAGGTGGTAATTTTGAATTCAGGGTCATTGCTGAAATTCAATGCTTTGGCCCATGCTTGCTCTGCTGTCCACCAATCACCTGCCTGTACACACCAGCTACGGAATTCAGGTAGTTTGGGACACCATTTTTCCGAATTCATCCGATTCAAGCCGCGCTGTAGTTCGATTGGCGTCAAACCATTCAGCACCGTACAGGTCAAATTACGGAGTTTCTCGTTGCTCAGATGCCCATAGGTTTTCTGGAACTCTGTTCCGTAGATATCTTCGAGTCGGGTTAGAACCATTTCCGCAATTTCAACTGGAAAATTCACGGCAAATGCACTTTGGAAAAGTTCGATGTTGCTCATGGATAATCTCCTACGTCACTCATTGGTGCTGGTTCATCCAAGCCAAATCGCTTCTGGTAGGGTTGTTGCCCGTGATAGTACGGTTGCTTGGCTGTTGGTGATTTCAGCGGGTAAATATCTTGGTAATTATTCACCGTCGACTGGTCGAGTATGACGTTGGCCTGATCTTTGAAATCATCCCGTAGTTTTTTTAGGATGATTTTTGCTGCCCGTTCCGTCAGAGGTTTTTTGATGGTCTTTCGCATTTCAACAAATCCGAGCCATACATCCCGATTGACGTTTGGGTATTCGGATAGATCCATGCTGCTGGCATCAAATATTTTTGGTTTGGGCGAAGGTTTTTCAGGCGGAGAGCCATAAGAATTATTTGCAGTAATCTCTGTAGTATTCTCTGTAGTAATCTTTGTATAAACGGATGAAGGATTTCTATCACCGCGGATGCAGGATTTGTTCTCCCCCGAATGTAAGTTTTCTACTTCCCCGAATGTAGGATTTCGCGTTCGGGGATTTACGATCTGTTGTTCGCCATTTTCCTCGGAATGAATACAGTTTTCGAACCATTGATCGAAGGCTTCAACATCAAGTTTAAAATACAGTTTATGTTCCAGACGTTTTTCTGTTTCAAACAGAATGCCGAGGTCTTTAAGTAATTTACGTGCTGTTTTTTGTTGGCTATAGGTCATGCCTGTTTCTTTAAGCCATTCTTCAGAGGTTTTATATACCCCAAGTTCATGGTCTGTTTTGTCATGCCAGTACACAAGCTGACTTAAAAAGATGCCTGCGAGTGGGCTACCAAGGTATAGGCCTAGCTGTGGAAAGTATGCGATTGCCCTTCCTAGCCCCTTCAAGGTTGAGTAATGGCTCATACATTCACCCCGCTAAATAAATCGCTATTTACGCTAGCTCGGGGATTTATCCAAAGGCATTCCTGTCGTGAAACACCGCCCATTTTTCCTGATGCTTGCACCCGTTTTGTTAACTTTTTCCAATGCGAGAGTTTTTCGTTGTAAATCTCATGTTCATACCCAGTAATGAGTACCTTTCCTTTTACCTGATTAAGTTGGTCTAATAATTCAATATGATCGCCATCACTCATCTCATAGCGATAAGCAACGACATTTGCTGTTCTTGTGCTTCTCACATAAGGTGGATCAACAAAAAATAGTGTGTCTTCATTGTCATATAGACTGATGATCTTTGCTGCTTCCTGATTTTCGATTAACACACGTTTTAAACGTTGCGCATATTCCGCAAGTCGATTTGGATATTGATCCCATAGCTGGATTTCATAATTTTTCTGTCGTCCTCCAGCCATTCTGAATCCTGTACTGCCTTTTGTTGCTCCTGCAGATCCAAACCCCATTTGAGCACGTACAATCATTCGACGTGCCTGCTCTACTGGGCAATTGGTATCTTCATATGCAAGATGAAACTCAGCTCGAGCAAATGGAGTTAAATAGAGTTGTTTTTCTAACTGCAAACGATGTTCTGTATTACGCAATACGCGGAATAGGTTTACTACTTCACCATCAAGATCGTTATAAACTTCGATTTGGCTTGGTTCTTTACAAAGCAGTACTGAACCTCCACCGCCAAATGGCTCAACATAAGTCTTGTGCCTCGGGAAATATGAAATAATCCAGTCCGCAATTCTAAATTTTCCACCGTGATAGCGGATAAGTGGATGCTTTAAACTACTCATGTCATCTCCTTTTGAGCATTCAAAGCTCTACTTAGAAATTTAGAAACGTCATTGCTAATCACACGGCAGTTTTTAGAAATATGGTTTTCGATATGGCGATCTGCGCCAATGATCAAAGTGACTTGCGTCGAATCATCGGAATTGTGTTTATCTTTATCAGACTGTTTTGCTAGATTGTGTTCGTTCATATTTTTGTCTCGCTTAGCAAGTATGAATAAAAGGCCATAAAACCGCTTCCGCTGCTAATAACAGGAAGCGGTTTTTTTATTGGCCCTGAATGCAGGCCTTAATTTGTTGCTCGAGCGTGGCAAGCAGTACATGCATTTCGTGTATGACCTTGGCCATGTCGATTGCCTCGCCTTGTGTTATTCGCCCATCCGCAAGCATTTCTCTATATTGCTTGCTTACGTTGCCTTTCTTGATGCCGATATTTAGAAAGGTATCCATCAGGCAACTGTCTCTTTTGCTTTCAGGTATATCTGGTAAGTCGATGGCTGCTTTGCCATGTTCTGCACAGATCGCTTGAAGTATTCGAAAATCCCCTGTTATGCCCATCAGCTTTGAAGCTTCGAGCAAAGTCAGGTGATGTGTTTCCGTATTTGGGTTGACCTTGCTGTTGAGTACAGCTGGGCTTTTGATGCCCATGCGTGATGCAAGCGCATTTGCCCCGCCTTTAAAGTCGTGAACCGTGTGGTAAGCAGCATCTAATATGTTCATTGCGAGTCCTTTTGAACGTGTTTATTAGATGGATGCTTCATTACCATTTTGGTTAAGTAATGTTTGAACTGGATACAACCCAAAATGTTGTAAGACTTCCTGTTCCGAAACTTGTCCATTACTGGCTGTGACTAATGCTGTGCGGAGTTTCCTACGGGGCTCTTTATATCCATATAAAAGATGCGTCTTTAGATAACCACTTGTTGTGCCAGCAGCTTTTGCATACTTTTCTAATTGCTCAGGAGTCATTTTTAAAATGAAGTCTCTAAATTGCATAGATTGATCCTCTCTAATCAATCTAAATATTACCTTTTAGGTAATGTAAATACAACCTTTTTTCTTGTTTACCTTTAAGGTGATAAAAGTAAAATTACACCTCTAGGTAATTTTTTTATTTAAAAACTACCTGTTAGGTATTTTCTCCAGCAAATATAGCTAAGTGATGAGTTAATGTATGGACAGCAAAACGATTAGATATAACAACACACGAATCTTGGTAGACCAAGTTGGTGGTGTTTCTAACTTTGCTAATAAGATTAATAAAGGCCAATCACAGACGAGTCAGTTTGCTGGCACTACACCAATCAAAGGGATTGGCAATAAAGTAGCACGTGAAATTGAAGAGGCTTTTGGAAAGCCACATGGTTGGCTAGATGTAGCCCATCAAAAAGATAGTAATTTAAGTTCTTCAGCTTCAACTGAAACTAATAAAGAATTATTAGCTTTGATTAAATCTTTAAATCAACTTGAATCACAAGGCAAGCTCTCATCAGATTTAATTAAAGCTCTTAAAACAATTTTGGATTTAATAATTTAAACCAAGAGGGTAAATAAATTAAATTTAAAAATAAATTACATATTTTTTAAATTTATTATTTTGTTATAACTTTTAAGTAGAATTTAATTGGGATAAATTATATGAGTCAACTTAATATTGATTTAGAAAATAGTGAAAAATTACCAGAATCTGTTAAAATACAGGTTGATGGTAAAATAGTAAATGAGCTTTCCAAACAGGTTTCAAGTCACTTATTTGCACTTGGCGAATTAATGAAAAATAGTTATGATGCAAAAGCCACCATCATAAATATAATATTCGACATGAAAAAAAACAATTTAACTATAGAAGATAATGGAGATGGAATAAATATAGCTAACATCCAATCATTATTACATATAGCTAAAAGTGGCAAAGAATATGGCAGAGAGTTTAGTTTTAATTACAAAGGAAAAACTATAACTAGATATACTCAAGGATCAAAAGGATTAGGTTTATTTTGTGCTTTCAAATTTGGTAATAAAGTTCAATGGGATACTAGATTTAGCAATCAATCTTATAGTATTACAGTAAATAAAGATGATATTGTAGATTCTTCAGATATAAGCCAAATTAACTTCCCCCTTCAGAAGGGAAGCAGAACAACCACTGGCACAACCATAACTATAGATTTTGAGCCTCAAGATCCAGATTTACATTATATTTATCAAATAATAACAATTAGTAAAAATTATAAAAAATTAGTTAATTTTTTTCATGATGATAGTATGAATATTAAATTCAAGGTTATTCCAGCAAGCACTAGTACTGATAAAAAAATTACTTTAGAAACTATAGGAAAAAAAACATTAAACAACTTACTTTCAGAACACAAGTTATTTGATATTGAGTACAATTCAGACACAAACAAAATAATATACAACGACTTCAACTCAAAAGAACATACAAGAATATTTACCAAGAAAAATAGTACTGATGATTATAAAATTAAATTAAAAATTAATGCATACAGTTTCCCTCAAGGGTATCCTGGAGTAAAAAATATAGACAACATATTTCACAACCTAAATGGAGATTTATCACCATTAATTTACATTAACGGTGTTTTATTTAACAATGATCAGATATTTAATCCAGCTATAACCCGTAAAATCCAGTCTGGTAAATCCTTACCTCAACTTACAGGTTTTATAGAAATTTTTTGTACGAATACTGGTCTTCAGTTCAATAATGAAAGAACTGAATTAATTGATAATGCATTCAATGATAGACTGAAGAAAGATTTAGTAGAATTAAATAAATTCTTACAAGAAGAAGGTAAAAAAATTGAGAAGATTATAAATCCTAAGAAGCAAGCTGGTGGTCAAACTGCTGGTGGCCAAACTGCTGGTGGCCAAACTGTTGGTGGTCAAACTGCTGGTGGTCAAACTGCTGGT